AAAAAAATGTCCATACGGCGTTCTACCTCTGCTTTTATCATCTCAGCCGCCATAATTGCACCATCAGTGTTAGGTGGAAAATACTCTATCACAAGATCGATACCCTTATACATGTCTCCATGAATAACCAAGCAGATTCTCCATTTTCCTTTTAGAAAGGAAACCGATCCAACGTCGGCATGAAAAGTACTACCAACAAAATGAACTACACCCCTGTGATATCCATTAATAAACTTTGTCCTGCCATGAAACTCACGCAACAAAATCTTAGAAAACTCAAAGGGGCAAAGGTAATCAGGGATAACGTCTACCCCATCATAATTCATTGTGGTAGAAAAACGATTGGCATAAGACCACACTAAATTAGTTCTAGACCAAAGCCGGGGGAACCCAACCATCTGGGTAACAAACTCATTAGCTAGTGGGTCTTCCGCAACAAACTTAGAGGTAGTATTAAATAGCATAGGTGCCGTCACAGTGACAAAATTACCTCCATAAACCGGCACCTCCTCAAACTTCACTATCTTACACATAAATCTTCTTTCGCGAGAAAACATGATGAAGCAAATCGCTAAGCAAATTAGAGTAGATATTAACCATTTCCTTTTTGTCCATGATCAAACCCTCCTCAACATCGAACCTAGCAACATGCATTGAACCATCTGGGTTTACTCGGAACCGATAGCCAAAATCTTCTTCATTATCGGGGTGAATAACCACACGATCAGTGTACTTCCTGAAACCCCCTTGGGTATCCATATAGTGATAGCAACCAGGGAACCCCTCAGAACCCTTAATACCCCGCAAATAACGATCAAGAGTATCATTGTTGTCCACAACGAAATCGATTTTCTTCAACAGAACATCGGTGTAGTTTATTTTACCTTGGCAAACAAAACGTTGAATTGTCTCTGCCGTATCGCTATTGCGGTCAACCAAAGCAGTGCCTAAATAAACTCCCAAACCCATAGAGTTAAGTCCATCTGATATAGCATAACCGCTTGCCTGAATAGTGCCGTCATCATTGTATTTCAACGCGATGCGCCGATCACCCTTTGTGAGCACACTACGTTCTGATGGGAAGTTATGAACATCAATCTCAGTCCAACCGTGGTTATTAATAAAATCATACTTTAGAGACATGTTCCAATCACTCTCAGTAAAACCCTAAATATAATCACCGTCAACCATGATTAGTTGCATTGAATCAATTTCCGGTCCCCAAGAAGAATCTTCCTCCGCGTCCAAATCAATATCAGAAAGATTATTTTCCCGGAAGAAATCCATCAACTCATCATTATTAGTAATTTCTATATCAGTCTCAAATTCCGCAACGTATTCAACAAGTTCATTGTAACGAATAGTGTATTTAGCCATTTTATTTATCCTCTCTTTTTTGTTCAGATTTTTTGATTAATTGCTCACAGAAAACATGATATCAAGACCATGATCACTGAAGAACAAGTACTGAATTGTGGACAGCAAACATACGGCAGTATTTTTAGATACAATCCGGTTAGCATCAAGACTATACGGGCTAACGTGAATTACCGGTTGCTTATCTTTAGGAACAAAACTGTTCATATAAATTCCGTATCGGATATCATTGCCGCCGTTAGTCCTGAACTTAAGGAAAATACTAGTATCCTCATTAATCTCTAGACCAGCATAACTATCTGCCAGAACGTTATCTAACGGCGAAAACTCAAACCATTCCATGAGAATCTTGCGCACATCAATATTGTTATCCAAAACAATATCAATCCCGGAATTAAAAACGTCCTCCCACGTTGTGGATATGCCGTCAACACCATCAATGATAATTTCAGACAGCGTGTCCACACCCTCGATATCCTTTAGGATATACGTTTTCTCAAGGGTGTCTCCATCAAAGTAGACTTTAATCAGAATATCACAACCATACTTGTGTACAATGACTTTTCGTCTAAAACCAGTTAGTTCAGAAACTCCGTCTTTGTGAGTCAAATCATCGAAATTACAGAACTCATTTAACTTATCAGCAACAAGTTTTACATTATTTTTCATTGTCTCTCCTGGCATACTTTAGTTTCGCGGAATAAAAAGCTTGCTTAGAAATAGTTTCCAGAACCTCGTTAATGCTATGCTCGTAAATATCCATCTCAAAAGCATCATCTTGACGGAATTCACTAATAAACACACTAGCTTCATCTAGATCACCATAGGCGTACCGCAAGTATTGGAAACGTACGCCATCATGCCTCGGTGTTACCACATATAGTTTACTGTAGTCACCAGTGTGAAAATCATAGTCACTGACATAAATGTTCGACCGATCGTCAAACCCATAACAGAACTCATTTATCTTGACAAGACCGGTAGTTTTACACATTGTCATTCCTTGTCTTAACTAACCACCCGCAACATACCAACCATGCAACCGGAATGGTGTATGCGAGTGTAGCTTTAGTTGATTCTGGCAATTCGATTGCACTGTACACCATCAACCCCAACACCATTAGTACAGCAAAAATAACCATTCCAAGCTTTGATAGGATAGTGTTTACTAGCGTTTTGGTTCCACGGTCTTTTACCCGCAGATTGAACAGGAAACCTGTTGTTAGTGTCACTCCTGCCACACATGACATTTTCACTGCCCATGTAAGTAACTCATGATCCATGTACATTGTTTTTCCTGCTCTTTCCTTGTTTCTTTCTTACATTTTTAACTTTACACTACCATCATAGTTCGTGTCAAACCAAACAAATGTGACTATAGACACAAGAAAACCCCTGGGGCAAACCAGGGGGCAATCTAAACAACACTAACGCGGCAACCGATCAGACTCAAAAGCGTCCAAAACCCAACCACGAAGCCACTCCTCAGAGAAAACAACAAGCCCATCCTCAAACTCACCCGCAATAATAGCCTTAACCACACCATCATTAATATCACGCGCAACCGCAAAGTTATTAAGATAAGCCTTCTCAAACGAAACAATCAAGAATGGGTGGCCGCCATAACTCTCTTCCTCAAAAATAACCTCGCCCGAAAAATCAAACTCCGAAATAACTTTCTTAACCAAATCAAACTGTTCCATGATCAGTCCTCCTGTTTCACAGCCTCAATGATAATATCAACAGCATCTTTCGCCGTGATACCACCATCATTCACGAAATCAAAATTTCGGCCATTCTCCTCAATGAAAACATGAACAGTATCGGCATCCGAACCAACATCAACACTCGGAATAGTAAATACTATATTTTTGTCACGGTGATTAAAACCACCCCGAACAACAACTACCTTAGACAACTCATTAGTATCAATGCTAATCAAGGAAAACATCCCCGGACGATACATTAGTAGTCCAGAAACAATATCCCGCGCAAGAATTTCAGCATGTGAAACATTCATTACTTTAATCCCTCCTCAACAAAATCAACAACCAACCCTGGACCATCATTAACGAAAAATCGTTTTACCTTGGAATTGATAATATCCTTTAAGTCCCCCGCCTCAACCATAATTTCATTGCCCTTATAATCAGAATCATTCGCCGCATATGCGATAGAGAAAAACTTATCCTTGTTCTCCATCAGGCAATAAGTAACACGCTTGCTCAACTGATTACCCCTGACAACACCAGGACTGAACCTACCAGGATTACCGTCTATTATACAATCAATACACTCTTTAACAAAACTAACCAATTTATCATTCACTTCAAATATCCTTAAAACGGAATCAAGGTAACAATGCGCTTCTTTATCTCCCCAAAACAATCATCAACACTCATGCTCTGAGGAACCGGAATATTAGCCCCATCTACTTCAAGCTCAAAAAGACCACTCTTAGACAAATTGAACTGAATCCGCGAATCCCGCCACTTCACACCAAAATGCTTAAACCAATTCTCATCGTGATCGTGGAATTCATCAACATATCCAATACTTACCCCACCCAAATCATCATTAATAATTTTCCCAATAACGTCCGTAACAAAATCCTCATTAGGGTAAACATCATCATTCATGTTAGTCAATTCCTCATCAACAACTTCATCAATATAATCACCACCATAAGTACTATCCACGTAAATATAATCACGGTCAAAATCACATTTAATACTGTCGCCCTTATTAATACGCGCTGACAATTCGGCGGCCTTAACCCAACCCCCATTAACAACATAAGTCATTGACGTATTCATCATCGTCACAGAAACATGTTTATCAATCATAACAAATCACACCAGACAAGCCGGTTCATCCATCTTCTCAATAGCATTCAGAACAAGGTCCGTAGCACCCTCTACGTCGAGCTTAGTCCAGATGTAAAGGCTACTATCGCCATAGTGAATGAAATTGTTTTCATCGTTCGGCATGTAATTATAAAGAGTTTTTACGTATTCCTCTGAGTTTTCACCCTCAAAATCGTAACGAATTTTCAGTTTATCAACGATAACATTATGTTTTCCAGGCTCTTTCCGTGCACCAAACACTACGTTACCATCCATAGCATCAAAGAGTACCGCGCCTATCTCCTCAACACTAAGCACAGAAGAATACAAAGTAATATCAGTACTCACGATTCCAAGTTCAGGGTGACTATTCGGACACACGTAAACATGAGAATGTTGATGCTGTGATATCCTGGCTTGGACTTCCTCAGAGTATTCAGGCGTTACTTCATCCACAAACTTATAGAAAACAATAACGTTATAAATTCCGAATTTCATTTCTTTCTCCTAGCTACACACTATACTCTTCAAAGTACATTCCGCACTCTTCGGCAATTTTCCGAACGATACCATCAATACCGCTGGCGTTCCTATACCTAGAGCAAACAACAATGGTTGAACCATAACAATCAGCTTCGATAAAATTCTGATCGTTTAAATTGTCAGTCAAAACATCAGCATCAGACGCACAATACCGACCGGAAACTTTGTATTGTAAAGTAACCTTACTAATACCTATAGTGCTATTAGCGCCACTCATATTCATCCCCCAAAACTACACGAATGCTTTCATAAATAGAATCATGAAGCGCCTCTTCATCACCATTATTCACGCTCACTCTAACAATACTATTGTTAGCATCTGCAAAAACACCCTTATGCTTGTTAGATAACTCCGCAACTTCTTTTGCGCACTGTTCGGAATGATACCCTTTAAAAACATAATTACATGAAAGAAGATGCAACACATAGAACCCGTTAGCCCCAACAGGTACATTTTCACAAACACGCTCCTGAACCTGATAGAGAAGATAATCATTTGACACTATCTCAACAAATTCTCCACTTTGTTTAACATCCTCACCAAACTTAGGCGATGTTTCCCTTAGATTCTCAGCAGTTACTCTTGCGAATTCCTCCGCGTCTTTCCCAACGAACCTATAAGCAAACCTTCGGTCATTACATTTGATTTTCATTACTTAATCCACTCAATTTTATCAGACACCTTACGCGAATCATGTTCAACTATAGCACGCAATTCTGAACAATTGTGATTCTTGGACCACACTGTAAGTTCGTTGCCGTCAGTAGTTGCGTTAATAAACAGAACGTTACTCATAAGTGATTTTACTTCATCCGCAAAATCATTATCACGGTAACCAAAGAACCCGAACCTTACGGAACTCCGCGCCACATTAACCACATGATTACCCGGATTCACATTAAAAAGAAAATCAATTTTCCCTCCACAAAGCAAATAAACCTCGGAGGCTATGCCCTCTTCACTGAACAAGTCAGATGAAACCGTGATAGTGTTCTCAAAAGAATAAGCATCAAAATGGTCTTTCTCGGAAAGCTCGCTACTCAAACTTAAAACAAGACTATCCGCGTCATCGCCATCGAACTCAAACGTTACTGACGTTTCTAAAACTTTTGCTTTCACTAGAAAACACTCCTAACTGTAAGTGAAAATATATCTCCAATAGCTTCGGCACTTAAAACATCAGATTTAACTTCTATTTCGTCCCCGTAAATCTTTGCGGAAACAAAATCAACTTCATTAAGCTTCATGCAAATCTCATCAATGAAGCTATCGCCGAAACCATAAACATTAAAATGCCTAGTGGTTTCTATGTTTGCCATGACCCCATCATAGCATACCACTAGGCAAAAATCAAAATTACCAGGTCAAACCCCGGAAATGTCCTGATTGAATATCAGCAACTGTTGACGAACAATGAAGTCAATCCTAGCCGCATCATGAGTAGTTGACGACACAACAATAGTCCAATTATCAAAAGGACTACTCAAATGCTCAACAAAAACATTTTCGTCGCTGTTATTTAATTGATCAATAAAATCATTGATTGTTTCACGGTTAGAATCATACGTGTAATAACAAATAGCCTCTGAACCATCAAGCTTAAGAAACTATTTAGCCATAACAAACCACCTTCTTTCCTTCTTTGGTTAGAGCATTTATGGTGTCGTAGAAAACCCGTTTAGCGTCCTCGGCGGTACCTGAACGTGTACCTATAACAATCTCCTTGAATGCCTCATCATAGCGCGCATAAAACTCTCTATGGCTCGTGATGGTCTCGAACACTCGGCGGCAATCAATAAGATCACCGTTCACTCTAAAGACTACTTCCACTCTATCGTAAATGACGTTCATAATCAGTAAACTTTAAAATATTCAGTTGCTTCACGAACAATATCCATAGAATCATACAACCCCCTTGACTCAATTAGAATCTTGTTGCCAATCAAAGGCTTCGCGGACAGTCCCTCACTATCGGAAATTTCCTCACACACCTTCACAATATATGAACTACTTTCGGACCCCATATCATCAATGCTAAAAACCACACTGACTTTATCAACAACCAACAAGGGAGGCTCACTATTTTCCGACTCGTTCAGCTTCATATCCCCAACAGACTTATTAAAGATAGATTCTAAATCATAACTATCATAATCGCGAGAAGACAGAATAACCTCCCCACTAAAAGCAGAGAAACTGCAACTAACACCCTCAATGTTCCCAATCAAATCAACTAGTTCAGGAACTGGCACATCAACATCTCGAACGTCAAAACCAACAGAAACTTTCGGCACTTTTATCCCCTAAATAATATCAAGTTTTTCACCAACAAGACTAACAATATCCTGTTGGGTGAGCTTTTCGCTACGAACCCGCAACACACCATACTCATAATCAGCACGACAATCATTTTCGTCAAGAAAAGCAACAACCTTCTTTACATCACTAACACTAGCGCGCACGTCAAAGTCAACGTAAATTCTTGTCATCCGCGCCGTGCCACCATCACAAATACCCATAACAGTACTTACAGCATTGTTAAACAAATCCTCAACAAATGCCACACTATGGTCATCTGTATCTACACCCACGCCACCATAACTTGCATAAGCAGTTATGCCATCAACCTTATTCATTTCATCAGCGACAAGATCGTTATCAACATCAAATATAGACGTAGAGAATTTAACTTCAAGATTACTCATGACTCTCCCTAAACAATATCAAAGTATTTACCAACGCAATCAATTAAGCGCTGTTCGTCAAATATATCACTAGATACCGTCAAGACGTGCCCCAAATTCAAAGCATAAATACCCTCTACATCAAATTCAATTTCTTTAACAAAAGATTCAATCTTTTCGATCGGGGCATTAACCCGGAAACTAACTAAAGTGTCCAAAGGTTCAGCCTCGTTCATTTCTTCTAGGTTTTTCGCAGCCTCTACAGCCTCTTCAACCACCTTGTGGATATATTCAATACCCACGCCCTTGGCGGCGACAATAAACCGTTCATTGGACAAATCAGGGCTGCATTTGACGTTACCGTGATTATTTAGGTGCGCGATAACATCCCGCACATCAGCGCTCAATCCATGAGTAGAGTACGCCACTGAAATTTCATTTACTTTAGGCATTTTTATTTTCCCCATTTACCTTTGATACAGCATCATTTCTGTTTTATTTTCCAGACAATAATGCAAACAATGAATCACACATGATGTTCCAGATATCCGTATCCAGAAAATAATTTCCCCCAACCTCTTCCCATTCAATCTCATCAATGTACTCAATGGGCGCGTAGAAGCTTTCTTCTTCTATCCGGGCATCCCACAGGTTATGACAGTAGATTTTTAGGGCTTCTCCATCAAAACTGATCATAATTAGGCTACTACCATCAAAGTAGATAAAGACTTTACCGAACTTGTCGGTTTCATACACCTTGCCAGTATTGGTACTTAGCCCCATATACACATCTTTGGGTAGTATATTATCTGTTCGGAATCAAAACATTTACTCTCTCTCTTTCTACCCCTAGCATAGCACAACACTATGTAAAAACCAAAAAGTGCACCAGTGACCTTGATCACCAGCACACTTCTAATGATTCACCAACAAATATGAGTCACGTAAATTTCGTCAACTGACAAAACTCACAAAACCTCCAACATGGCCGAAACAAACATATTGTACTTATCCGCGCTAGAAGTATAATCCTCCCGAACCAACTCCCAACCATCACTTGACTCAACCTCTTCAGGCGTAACATTCACCCGGGTTTTAAACCCATCCAACGGCTTAGCATAGAAGTCAACCCAATCACCCGAACTAAACACCTTGATCAAAGCCCGATTACTTAGATAAACAAAAGCCTTACCTTGTGTCTCGGTTTCAATGAATTTACCATGACCATGAAGAATCTCAACCACTTTAAAAACCGCCTAAACTAATCTCTGCGAACAACTCATAAAACATATCCGCTTCATCTATATGCATAAGAATCACCCCGTCGAACAATTTCCAGTTAAGTCCGTCAATCTCATTCAAATCAGCCTCTATTGTCCCTCGGTAATCAATCCCCTCTAGATCAACATATTCCCGAACAATACCGTTGTCTTGATCAAAGCTAACCCGAACCAGATAACCTTTAGTTAAGTAAAAGAATGCTTTGCCACCGTCATGTTCAATTAGTTTCCCGCTACCTACGGACAACACTATATCTTTCATTTTCTTTCTCTCTTTCTGCGTGTTTTAATCCACTACAAAGCCCGGCATTTTTTGTGCCGGATAATGTTAGCCAATTAAAACCGTTCAATGAAAAATGATAACAACATCACCTTGTTTTGCTCAGGGATACTATGCAAGCTAGTTTCTTGCCATGAAACAATTTCCTCAATATCTACCAGATTGAAATTAATTTCTTCAGGGCAATTAACAATCCCAATTGACTTAACCCCCTCCGGGTATCCAATCGGAATACGGAATAATTTACTATCCGCAAGGTGATAAAGAATTCCGCTTGCTTCTATAGTCTGTCCCTTTTTGAGCGTCATTGGCCGCCCGAACGGATTATACTCATACTCTTTGAACCATTCACCATTAAGTACACTGGTCATTTTTATTTTCCTCCCCAATTAGTTTTGATAAGGTGATTAACGATTGTCCGCATATGATCACCAGTGAAACGGTCACTTTTCATCACAAAAGCTAGTGAATCCAAATCCGGCACATACTTTACCTGAACATCAACAAAATTATCGTGTTCAATCTTGTCTGCGATTTTCTGCGCTTGTTCTTTTGTCATGTTTTCCGGCACTCGGCGGATAGCTAGGCTCTTCATTTCTTTCTCCTGCTCTCTTTCTTACACTTTAAGTATAACACACTAGTGGGCAATAATCAAAAAATTTTAGCACGTGCAGTGTGTCATACTACGACCACCCCAAAACAGCCCACATCACATAATCAACAACACTTGACTTAACCCCCGCAGAAACCTTTTCCAGAGGAAATAATTCATACCCCAACCCGTCTAAATCAGACTCATTGAAACTAACCCGCTGCAAACCACCCAGAACCAACCAACGCCGAACAAAACCAAGCTCAACTCCCATACCGAACTTATACAAAAACGCACCATCAAAATGATACACAGTGAAACCATCACTAGGTATGTCATTTCCGTCTTTTCGTAACGTGACAGAACCCGGCAAGCTCAAATCCGTACCCTCAGAGAAAATATTTTCACCCGGAACTATTTTCTTTTCCATAACTTCTTTCCTTTACCATTAGGTTTAAGAAACCATTCCCCACCCCAACATTTTTGTTAGAGTGGGTGATCATTTCTTACCCCAAAAGTTCCCGCATTAAAAACTCTTCTAGGTAAACATGCTCTTCCGGCTTCAGCATGAACAGTGAACCATCGTCCCAACTGGTTTGGTCTTCCAACCATACCCCATTGAATGACACCATGCGGGTTTCCCCAATGACTCCCAAAGACTTGACTTTAAGACCGGAAGTCACCTGCTCAATCTTGAAAAGTTTATCGCCAGTGAAGTAGTATACTAGACCATCAACAATATTAGCTTCACCAACACTGAGGATTACGTTTGCCCAATGGTCTTCTTCTAGTTTGTGTTGTAGGTCTTCGGCGTGAATGTATTTTGGCATTTTCTTTCTCCCTTTGATTTCGGTGGTTTTCTTTGTTCCCTTATGGTTTTAGCATAACACACCCATTGGAACAATACAGATTGTTTGCTTATGGCGTGTGTCACATGGTGTTATGTGGAAAATTCTTTTCTTTCCCCTATAGTAAGCAATGGACTAGGAACCCCACCACCCCCGAACCGTGGGGAACCTTAGACAACTACTTATTGCAGAACTTGAAGAATTTGTTTTCAATCTTCATGAATGTTTTTGGCATTATTCCACCAATATCCGTTTTATCCCAAATCAAGGAATCAACCAACTCTTTTGTGATGGTTACTTCTTCAGAGTTGATTACTCCCTGATCTTCAGGCAACACGACGGCTCTTTCAAAAAGAATATCCCCATCGCCTTTGTTTTCTAGACGGAACAGAACCAGCCCGTCGAAAATGTAGGCCACATTGCCGCGTACAGACATTTTGTTTTTCTTGACGATTTGTGCGGACATTTTATGAATCCTCCCTGTTGGTGGTCTGGTGTTGTAGCTTCGGGATTTTCTTTCCCTTTTGCTTATGCTTTTATTGTACACCACCCGGTGGGAGGATTCAAATTTTCGGCAACTTTTTCTGTGTGACATGAGGTGCAAAACAGTGTGGCCACCCGGAAACAAACCCAAGCAACCACACTAACCAATTACATCACACTGACAAAATCACCACTCAGCAGACTCCCAATACGACCACTGGTCAAAATGCATATCCTGGTCACCATAAGCAGCGGCATAAGCGTAATCAAAATCAGACACGTTGTCCTCCCAACAAAATAGTTTCTCTTCTTATACTTCAGTACCAGTCAAGTACTAGGAACCCCACCCATCCATATGGTGGGGAACCTCAACACCGAACTAGAAACCAAACTGACTCATGAAAAACACTTCATCAGCCTTAGGGGCCTTATCCTCCAGCCCCTCAAAAGCATATGGATTATTTAGCCTATCCAAGTAGTTCATTACACCCAACCAATCTCTTTCTTAACTTCCTCAACAAACTTCTCCCAGCGGTCCTTAAGAACCTTGATGAAGATACGTTCATCACCATCAGTTGTTTCAGGGAACTCAAATGACTCCAGGCGCGAAACAAAAACCTTGTCTGCCTCATATTCGGCAAATTCTTCATTGTACCGAACATTCATCACATCAAGCCGGGTTGCCCAGGCAGTTTTTGCGTGCTTCAGCATTATTCGGCGTGTTCCGTAGTACATACCATCGTCGATAAAGGGTACGTTCTTGTGGAAAATCTTCTCTAGCTCAGTGCAGTTGAACATTTTGGGTATCTCCTTTTTGGTAGTGAAGTGAATTGGCTCCGGGTGATTAGTCGATTATGAAAGACTCACAGAAGTCAATCAGTGCATCAACATTGCAATCAATGGTGAGCTGGTCTAGGAACTGCTCCATGTGGTCGCGGGGCTTCAGAAGAATGTTCGCCATGAACATCAGTAGTTCGGTTTGTTCGTCGTGTTCCCACTTGTTTTCAAAGGGGAAGTACTCTTCAACAAAGTAAACAAAATCGTCAAACATGTTCTCAGGGCTTTGTGCAGATTCACTGTTGTCCATGCCCTCACAGAATGCTTCAAAGAATTTATCTTCGATTTTGTTTGCGTTGTTTGCACTGATGTTCATGGCGTTCTCCCTTCGGTCTTAGGTGTTTGGGTTTGTTCCCTTTTTCCTTACATCTATAGTGTAACACACGTGTTGGCATAAACCAAAATCTGTGCGTATGGTGTGCGTCACAATTTAAAGCACTACAAAACCCGGGTAGATTCACCCGGACAATGTTAGCCCCCTAAATCATTTTCCTATCAAAGAAAACATAAGGCTTCTTGCTTTCATCATAAGAAGCATAATCCGGCAAAGCCTTAATCTGCTCCAACAAAGCCGGGTACCCATCATGATTCAGGAACTTCTCAAGTTGCCGAACCATTTCCTGTTTGGTCCCTGCAAACAATAGCATGTCAATGAGCAGTGGTTTGTTTTCCTCCCGAACAGGTGCCGCCATGATCGTATCGACAACCTTTTTCTCAAAAACGCTTGCATTCATAATGATACTCCTTACAAAACAATTGGTCATGGTGATTAGTGTTTAGAACACTATCAACCCGGCAAAACAATTTTGTCGGGAAGATTAGCAGGCTAAACCAAAACAAGGTAGTGTTTTTGAATTTCGTCGATCATGGTATCAACATCATTGATGTTGTACACTTTGTTGAACAGGTGATTATCCCCCACAAACATGCAGAGTGTCATTTTCATATCGTCAACATTCCTCACAGCAAAGTTAATCGTGTTGGAATCGACACATACCGCATTGTCACTTAGACTGTACATATCAGTGATGAAGTCAAGGTTTTTCATAGCGTCCATAATCTTGTGTGCGAACATTTTCTTTCTCCCTTATGGTAGGTGGTCTTAGGTGATTTGGTTTAAGTAACCATTCCCCACCCCAACGCATTATTGTTAGAGTGAGTGATCATTACTTAAAACATTGCTTCTTCGGAATTGAAACTATCTTCGGCGATTTCTACTGAAGTCCAAAAGTCAGCATCTGTATCAACAACAAACCCGGATTTATCAACCCGAATATTGCCGTCCTGGTCAACTTCTTCATGCCATATTAGCATGTGGCTTGCTATTTCACCTGCAAGATAGTGCATTTCTGGCGGTAGTGCCGGTAGCACTTGCTGATTGATGTAATCGCTTTTGGTTGCGTAGATGGTGGTCACTTTGGTTTCTCCCTTACTAGAGTGGTGGTTGTTTTGGTGTGCTACATTTTGTAGCTTAGTGGTCAATCAGGATTTGCACCTGAACCGGATTCACATTAAGACTTCTTCCCCTTTGCCCCTTTTGTCCAGATTTTTTTGTTTCACCCCATATCCCCGCGAGATATTATCCTCACTCCCCTTGTTCACACCCCTTTTTGTGAATCCGTACTAGATTTGACCTAGTACATGTTCCTCAGTCTTTTTGTATCGATGTTTTTCTAGCTGTCTTGGCAGAATCTTGTTCCGCTCTTGCTATCGGACGATACCGACTTGCTTCACTATGTAGTTGTTATACAACGCTTATCAGTTTGTTTTGAGTGATTCCCTTGTGGGTTTCTCTCTCCCTTGCTGATAATTTAAATATACGTCATGGCTCAATGGTTGTCAACATTAAAAATCCATGCTACACCCGTGTGGTGGTAAGTTCATTAAACATGCAGGTCAATGCATATAAATCAAGTCAAGGCCAACCAACCCAGTGAGTGCAGAACCAATCTCCCACCCACCTAGCCAAACCGTCACAATGACAATAAACCAACACGCAACCACACCAGCACTAAACGCCACGATAAAACGTCACAAACAAAACAGTGACAAAACAACGCCGAACACCAACCCACACCAATAACATCACGTGACAATAAAACCAGGAATTGACAACCAGGTGCCGAACTGGTAACGTTACACTTGCCATTAATAACAAAGGGAAAGAGAGATTTATAAGCTTCACATAACAAAAGGAATTATAATGGCTAGTCTACAAAAAGTTTTTGAAGCTAATACTTCCGGGTGTGAAATAACGGAGTATAACAACAATATAACGGCACAACATTTAACTAAGCAATTCAAAATGGTATTGTACCCCAAAGGGGAGTATGACCATGTGAGTGATAGTTTTACGCCGAAACTTTTTGTTCACTATGTTTCCCGCGATGGTAGGTTTAATGAAGTTGAGCTACCGGAATATGTTGAAGATTCTACTATGGCGATTAGTAGTGATGTTTGGGCCATGAAGCAGTTTGCTAAAACTAAGTTTGTTCCGGCAATTGTTTAGTTGACGTGTACACTAGTGGTATTTTGGAGTGTTTTGTTATGCAATTTTTCACATTTTTGCATGATTTTGTGACTCAATACACTCATGTAGCAGGTATCATACATGCAGCGCTGCACAGGGGCTAACCACGTACGACTTAAATGGTACACGAAATACACACAACACATGCACAAAACACCATATACCACACAACAAAATAACACCAAAACAAGGCGCGCAAAATAACTCGGGGGAAAACAGAAAATAATCAGACAAAACCACTACAAAAACATTGGTTCACAAACACAAACTAAAACACCACTATACAACCAAAACAAAACCTTATATAAACAAGTATATAAACCACCCAGAAATTACCCCTCCCGAAAAGTGACCCCCTCACAAAAACCCGATTTTCAACCCCCAAAAACCAACTTACAAAATAGGAAAAATTACCCTTTTTAGGTTTCCCCTCTAAAAATATGTAAGCCCCCTGACCATACTCAGACAATCAGGGGGCCGATCTACATAGAGAGCCAAATAAATGACCCGCAAACTTCACACAACCTTACGCCACAAGGAGTCATGACTACCGGGAGAAAACCCTAAAAGAACCCAGCAGGAAGTGTTCTTCGCTTGCACCCATATTATAACACAAACCAACAAACAAAGTCAAGCCCCGAACAAAAAAAAATATTCCCCACCATCACCCGACGCTATACCGTTGCAAAGTCACGCCGAACAATAGTGAGGAACATCAAGACAACCCTAGGAAAAGGATTAAATCGTAACATGCACAAGGACAATATCTGATTGCCCTCACACAATATTATAACACACCCCTGGAACAAAGTCAAATAAAAATCCCCACCAGATATGATCAAGCAGGAGGACAATCATACCCGGCGGGGATTCCCACCATATCACCAGACCCAAAGAAAGGAGTCCATCAACAAAGGCGACCAAACCCTTGCTGACAAACACTATTATACACAACCAACACAACCATGTCAACCCCAAGATCAAAAAAAAAGACCACCGAATAAAAAAATAAAACAAGATAGTTAAAGCAAAGAAACGAAAAGACTAAACCGCTCCGATTCCTATGGCTTCTATTCTTCCCTGATACTCTTTCCCTGATTTTTTTCTAGTCCCTATGATATCTTTTTACGCCCATCAGTTATCTCCCCTATGATTTTCTGTATACCCTATAGGGTATTCTGTCCTTGTCTAGTATCGTCTAGCGCTTTCTGTGTTCTTCCATAGACTCCATAGTATTTCGTATACTGTCTTCTCTCGGATACTATACTGTTATCTTCTCTATGGTTTTGCGTATGTCTATAGGGATTGATTGTGCTGTCCCCCGGCACGGCATTAATTTTGGTTTGAGTATCTATGTGCCCCCGGCATTATTTTATCCCCTATAGGAATGATGTTTACCCGGCCAGACTTTTTCACCGGCAAAGTATTAGTTAAAGTTCCTATAGGGGATATGACTGATACCCTTTGTTGGGGAGGTTGTTTAGTACCCCAGCAGAGTCTTAAGGAAAGCCCCGGCCTTAAACCCAACAGTAAATAATCATACACTATATGGATTAGTATTGTCAAATCGTGGTGTAGGTATGCGTAAACCCCCGGCCAAAAAGAAGAAAAAAGACCGGGGGCTACACACCATCCATACTCTCTAAGTTCCAAGAAGACGCTCAAATCATTCTCGGTACTCCCGTAACCGGTTCCAATCGGTTACAAGAAATACTATAACACACTAGCCCGGCACATGTCAAATCCAGAATGCACTTAACCCCTGGCCAATTCAAATTAATGAATCAACCAGGGGGTTAAATACTCTAGGTTCTATAGGAATGTAATCATGTAGCAGACAATCACGTTCCCCATTTTGTACCAGTGCTGGCTACCGGTACAAGTCTTATTATAGCACTAAGCTAGTGTTGTTGTCAAACCTGACTCTTCGGCGGATGCAACGTAGTATGAAAATCAAAGCTATTCCCATTCCGGTCCATGTTGTACCAGTGTTCCCACTTCAACACCACAAGCTCAAAAGCCTTAAGGATATAGTCTTTGACTACACTACCCGGAACAACCTCGTACCGGTCCCACTGCTTCACAAACACAGCCTTATTATCAAGCGCCCTCTGCTTACCTTTGTATACGCGCAACACCTTATAGGGACCAATGTTTTCGAATACAGCGTACCCATTCAAGTAGTGGTTGTATTCGATATCCCAAACACCCTCAGCTTGTCCACGCTTAGGCCACTTAACTACCAGTTTACTCATTATCTTTTCCTCTATCCCATTACTCGCTTGTTGATTTGATTAGTATCCACGTTGCAATAATAAGGCAGCCCAACAAAACTAAACCATCAATTACATGCATTTTTACCCTCGTTTATCAGTAGAGATTATCATGATCATCCCGGCGATCACAATACCTACCAGTACCAGAATGAACACTACCACCTACCCATTCTCATAAAACCATTCAATGAACAGTATTATCAACCAGGATACTAACACCCCACCAACCAGCCACACAGCACTAGACATACCTACACTCCCAGCTTCTCTTCCAACCACAATGCCGCCTTAGTTAGCAGCATAAACGTAGACCCCAGAACAAACACACATACCATCAGGAAGATAAGAAACAGCACTGGAACACTTATGTTAAGCACTATTTGCCACAGTATATCCATGTTCATTTATACCCTCCTAATTCCTCTAGGAACTGTTGTAGTTTAGTCTGTTCCTGCTGTAGCTTGAAGCTATTTAGACCAAAAGTAGTGTGCACGAACTCCCGGCACCATTCATAAAACCCCATCTCAGGGCCATATTTCTCATTGAAAACTTCCGGCACACTCAACAGCCCATCATGATACAAATCTGATAATGCTTGCGAGAACACGGCAATCTGAGTAGACAACAAAAGCATCTTCTTTGTCTCAGTCACATCAAATGGTATTAGGTCTGTATCTATGTCAGCTAGAGCTGTTTCCGGCACTAAACCATTGGCTTGCTGCTCCGCTAGTTCTTCCTCTAATTGCCTAGTCAGAGCGTGTATCGGCTTCACAACATTGTGTTGATGACCACCACAGTCACCAACATGAACCTTTTCCTCTTCACTCATGTTAGTAGATGTTGGTTCGCTTCTCGGTATTGCGCTTTTCACCTGTTGCAGGATTGATAACACCAGCTTTACCGTCTGCTTCGCCCGCAATAACCTGTGCCTTGATTAGATCATGGTCTTGTTCAGCTGCCTTACGGCCAAGCACATTCACTTCCGGGAAGTAGACTTCACTTCCATCAGGTGCCAGATCGAATCCCCATCGCACTTGCACGGCAATACCAATCTTATCACACCGGGTCACAATCTCATCATCAAACGCATTGATATCAGACTGCTTGATATTGTCGGAAGTGTACTTTCGTTGAACATCTGCCATGATTGAACGCAACTGGTTCATTTCGTATGGGGTCGGCTCCACATAGTTTTCGTCCGGGATTTTTTCTTCTTTAATTTTGTTTTTGTTTGTTAATTTTGATAGATCGTATGCACCATCAAAGTTCATCCGCGCGTTCCCTTCATATTTTTGTGGGTTTGTTTTATGGCTTTTACCATATGGTTTATACACTTATGTTTTTAATAACCTAATTTTCAATATTTTTGGTTATTAATATATTTGTGTATTTCATCATAAACCATTGTACTTATCATTGTGTACTACAATGAACCCTAGCAGTGCGCCAAACGCCATCAGCACCAGTGTGAAAGCTAATTGTATGATCATCAAATCCCCTTTCCTTTAGTAATTTCATTATAGATATCTTTCACTAAGTAGAAGATCATCGCCACCAAATAACATCCGATTAGAGCAAACATTGTCAGAGCAAATATCGCCACAATCGTCAAAATAACATCCATGCCGCTAGTACCTTCTGCCATGGTCACAGAACAAAAGATATATCACCATGAAGAAACAAAACCAAACAATAAAATCCATAATAGACACCCTATTTCTCCCGCAATTTCTTAGACCGTTCCCACCAACCAGAATCAAACTTAGACTCTACAACAGTAGTCCTGTTCGTGTTCATAGGACGGCTAGTCTTCCGGGAATAAGTTGACTCTACAGAGTACCTCTTCTTATGCTTCCCGGGAAAAATAATATCGTTCCCGAATGGTTTTTCATCATCAAAACTGTCAAATTTGCTCATGAAACCATTTTAAAAGTTCCAACAATAAAAGTCAAGCACAAAACAGGTTAAATTACTTTGTTTTTGTGCTTACCATCTCGGAAAAATACCGTTTGTTTTGTGGAAAATTATACTAAAAATGGTTGTGCATAAAACTTTGATACTATACACAACCACAAATTATTTAAACAGGAATAACCTGATTACAAGATGCGCACAACGACGGTCGATTACCCTGCAAAATGTACCCTGCAAACCGTTCAACTACTTGTTCATTACCTGGATACATGTGAGCACTACGGGCAATAAACTCCGCAAGCTCCCGCCACGTGTTACCGCCGTTGATGTAGGCGAAAGCATGACCTGATACCTTACCAAGAAGACGGTTAGAAAGACCAAACATCTCCCCCAACGCTTTCACAATACTCAAAACATTATCTGAATCAATATCTTCATCAACATCAGCATTGTCAACAAAAACATTATCCATCGTAGACGAAACAGCAAACGTAACGTTCGCAAGAAAACCGTCAGCATTCACTCGTGCTGTTTCCACCTTAGAAAACTCATTAGTCAATGCCGCATTATACTTTTTACCATCATGTTCAAACTCATAAAGCTTAGCTACATAAAACTCTTTAGTAGAACTTGATGGGATAGCCAAACGGAATTGGCCCAAATCACTACTCTTCATATCAATGAGCGAGTAATGTTTACCCTCACCAAATGCTGTAATCTCCAGGTCATCACCGAATGTATCGGCAATCTCACGTACCATACTAGATGGGGTTACACTATCCAACGACCGGGTAGATGCCCCAACAATAGAGTTGTTCTTTGTTTCAAGGACAATGGTTTTATCACCCTCTGGATTACTTTCTTCAAGCCAGAATCGGATATTATCTGCTTGCAATGGGGGCGGGCACTTAACCAAGTAAGAACCACTAACCCCAATCGCCGCGCCAAACTGCTTAAGTCCCTCTTCAGCAAAACTAAACGCGCCCTTGCCGTATACTGTTGCTGTCATTTCATCATCAACAGAAACATTGGTAAGCAGAATCTCATGTTTTTTAGAGATTCGATCACGTTCCTCAGCGAACTCTGTATAGCTCTTTGGGTACATTAGAATTCCTCTGCATCTTGGATATCATCATGGTCTTCCCCATTGTAGTAAGGTTCAATCCCAACCCCAGGAAGACGCTTCACTTTGGAAACCTTGCGATACTCTACAAAGAGCTCTTCCCCATCTAACAACCGAACTTGCCCCATGATCGCCGGATAGTTTGAATCCCACTCCCCCGTTTCCCACTTCTCACCATTGGCCACCACCAAACGGTATTCCATCCAACCATCGTCAAGAAGCTGCTTCTCTACCATTCTTTTCTTTCCTCGCGTATAGATGTTTAATCCCGCTAGGTGAACTTAACAACAAAACCTAGCGGGAAGATTTCCTTACAGATTGGAACTATAGCATGCCAGTCAATAATGTGTCAACTACTGCCTTGACCTGCTACTTTAGGTCACAATCAGTGTCTTTAGCTCGAACTTACCCTCCGGTGAAGTCAGAGCGTACACTATCTTCTTAGTACGATCATTAAATCCAAGACGTGCGTACACATGAGGCATCAGGACCATATTCTTAGTTGATCCTTCAAAAACAGTCTTCACTGGCCTAGACTCAATCGCACTGCGAGACTTTATTTTGTCTTCGTAAACGAAATAAAAAACCGTCTCCGTAAACGAATCGTGAACCTTAATCTCCCGGATACCCTCGGAAGACACACCAGGAATAACACTGTTTGCCGCCACATGGTGAAGATTGTCAATCAGTAGACTAGTGTCGTTAACTTGTTCTGCAACTTCCCCAAAATTCTTCCTGGATAAGATATGCAAGAACTGACGGTCAGCATAACATCCTAACACAACATCATTATCCAAGTCAATATTTGCAATGGGCACATCGTTAATGACCTGCAAAATACCAGTTTCATCTGGTCGGTAAACTCGGACGTAGAATTTGTTGTCATCCTTCTTAGTGTGGATTAAGAAACCAAAACGGTTAGCACAGAACCCATGCCATTTTTCATCATCTTCATGGTCAAAACGAATGCTAGAACCCATTGCGGACATATTCAACCCAGCAACAGTATTTTTCAGAGTCTTATTCCCCGCATCAGTGGACGTATTGCAGAACACATAAGAAAACTCTTGACCAGGAAGAACATCAAAAACATGCCCCTCCATAAAAGTTTGACCATAACCTAAACCATGAACACCCTCACCATCATTCTTAAGGGCCTCACTAAGACCAAAATGATCAACCCATTTAGAAAAATCATTAACACGAATACGAGACAAAACTACTCACTTTCAACATCTTCATCAGGCTCAATTTCATCAAAAACTTCTTCCGAATCAATTGAACCATTTTCTTCTTCAGAAATACGACGGGTAATTTCCCGCCAATATTCAGCCGGGACTACCTCTCGAATAATCTCCATAATCTTGTTAGTCTTATAAATAATATCCTCAATCTCTTGAGAATCCCTAGCCTCTTGTCGAATCTGGTGAACCTTAGTGGCGGCCTCCATGCCAGTTTTCAAATCAACAAAAGACGACTCACTAACAAGAGTCTGGTAACCCCGAACCATCGCTGTTTCAAAGAAAGCCTCCGGTGTAATAATATTAGTTACACCGTCAATATAATCAATTTCCTGCTTACGCGCATTCTCTTCAAGAATACGCCGATAAACAACACGCGCCGTATCATCCTCAGTAAAATGCTTTTTAGCATGATTATAAAGAGAATTAATACTAATCCGGTCTTCTTTAGACAGCTTATTATTATAAAGCTCAATATCCTTGTGGATTTGAGTAATAGTAGCACCCATAGAAAGAGCACGGTGAATAATCGGCAACAACTCAGGTTGCCTACAAACCTTACACCTCCGCTCTTCCTTAAACTGATACAACCTGCCAGCTAACTTAAGTTGCTCAACTTCCTTTTCAACACGCTTCCTCAACGCGGCCTTATTTATCTTTACCGGCTCATAGCTCACACAAGATCATCCTTATCATTCTTGCGGCAACCAGCTTTAGGGTTATGTGCACGGTTGAAAATACCAGAATAATAAGCCTTATCCGGCACACCAACCTGAGTATACACCTCTTTAGACCTACGCCTAAGCATCTGCTCCTCAGTCAAGAAGCCCTTTTCACCTCGCTTTAACCCGCGAGAACGCTCTTTCAGCCAATCGTTAGCATCATTTTCTAAATTCCAGTCAATGCCGGATTTAGCTGATTTTCCCTCATCTTTTTTAGTCACACTAAAGCCCCACGCAACTCAATACTTTTTTCTTCTTGTTCTTTATTAAATTGTTCCATTCTGTCATCAACAATTTTCTTTCGTTTAATTTCCTTGACTTTCTTGTTCTCTTTCAAACAAGACTTCATAAGAACAGCATTGTCATAAAACAGAATAAGCTTATTCATTGCGGAAGTGAACTTCAACGCAACAACATTAGTATTGGAAGCACTGGGGAATAAAGCATCACGAATTTCGGCGTAACTACGCTCTTCAAAGCAAACAGCCCGGAAAACCACTTTTTCCAAGAAAGTAAGCTCATTGAACCCATTCATCAATTCACCAAAATAAATTGTCTCCCTGCCTATTTTAATGAACTCCAGTGACGGGCCATTTTCCTCAATAATATCAGCAAACAATTCAAGGTTACGATAAATATTGAGGAAAAACTTACGCCGTTCTACTGAAACTTCAGGGATTCTTCCGACTTGTAAGACCTTATGCGCCATTCCCTAATACGCTCCATAATACGTTGAAGATTATTAATTTCCTTCAACAGTATATCAGAACTATTCCACAAGCAAAACTTATAGAACGCAAAGTATCTAGATTCCCGCGTAGCTTTGTGAGCGAAAGAATTTCGGTCACCCTGGGTACCATCCAACAAAGACCTATACGAATCCTGATACTCATCACGGTAAATATATTTCGCAAAAACAGCCTCTTGAAACAAGGAATTATTTTGTACAGCCAACTCTGTCCGCGCTTTCTGCAGCTCAAAGATAGCCGCCTCAATATCAAAACCATCAAGCAACGACCAGTCTTCTTTGTAAGAACCATCCGGGTTTCTTTCCCAAACAATACGACCATTCTCATCAAAAACAGTCATACCATTCTGATTAACCTTTGGCACCCGGATATTCCCATAAACAGCATCAAGTGCCTTGAAGATGGTTATGAAGTGGTTTTTAGTGATAGTGTCGGAAGCTGCTCGGATTCTCGCTAATACAAGCTCATCCTCTTTCTTCCACTTAAACTCAATCTTAGAAAGAAGATTAGTTTTCTCCCAGCCAATAACCCGGTGCTCCTCTACCGTTTCTTCCGACTGGTCAAGCTCATCTATTTGCTCTTGCATCAAATCTTGTGCTACACCGTCTGCAACATCGCCCCATCTATCCATTTTCACGCCTCCCATTCATTGTGAATCAAAGCCACATGCCCAATCGCTATAGCGTCATAAACATCCGGCTTCATTTTCTTTTTCAATTCAAGTAGTTGCGGATAAATACTTTCAACCGCCGCGCGAACTTCAGCCTTTTCAGCGCGACCATTTCCGCAAACCAACTTCTTGACTGTGGTGGGTGTCCTGCCAAACCATTTCTTTCCTTTTTGGAATGTAACAACTTTGACGACGGACGCGATAGATAAAACACGTTCGCGTTGATTCATCCTCCCAAACGACGGCACAATCTCCCACGCAACAGCATCGACTCCAGAGATTTTATCCTCAAAGAACGGTATCGCTGACTTCATTTCCTCATTGATTTTGTCATTAAATCCATCTTTGGAAGATTTGAATGACTGAAACCCGTAATCAACAAGGCCATTCTCTGAACAAATAATAGCCCAACCAGACTTACTTACACCGGGGTCAAACCCTAAAACTTTCACTTAGAATCTTCTCCCCAACAAACATACCTGAATGGGCATTCCTGCATTATACCACTACCCGGCTCACAACACGGTTTAGGCATAATATCCAAAGCCAAATCATCGCGCACACTATCAAACTTTTCATACACTTCCGATAGCTTAGCATCGTTGCGCGGAACTTGAAATTCCTTCATGTTGTAAGGCCAACCTGATTCCAAAACCATCAAAACACCATGGTCATGCCCGGAATTATCCATACCCATAGAAAGTTGAATATCCCAACTTTCCTTAATATGGTCTTGCTTCTTGAAGCTAAACGAGTTCTGTGTCTTGAACTCTACCGGTATATCACCTTCACCAGGGATTGTAGCAATAGCATCAATTCGGCCACGACACATATGCTCTTCATTCACGTACTCAAACTCAATATTCTCTCGCTTAAGAATACCAGCCATAACCATTTGCTCTTGCACAATAGCATGAATAGCCGTCCCCATAGCCAAGGTCATTTCACCAGACAAAGTACGCCGCTGCGGAAGTTTCTTCTTACAAAATTCAGGGTGAAACTCTAGCCACAACCTTCGATGCCCCATCAAAGGGTGAGTAGATGGGTGGAAATAACCATCACCAGAACCACCAACACCCTTAGTTCCATCAGGTTTAGTCAAACCATAATAAGGCGATGAATCAATCTCAACCTGATACGATTCAGGCCACTTATTGGAAACAATGGCAGCTTCAAGATGCGGGAGAATTTTCTGCCTATTCTCAATTTTAGCTAGAAAATTACCAATATTAAACTTAACCAAAACTTCACTTCATTTTCTTAACAATACTGGTTAATGTTTTCTTTGTTTCTTCCGGTGCAACAGAAATAATCTTCTCAATCAAATCAATTTCATCACTGGTAAATTCAGACTTAGCGGCTTTTTCAATCTCGCAAAAATCATCAAAAGACAACGCCACATAATCAGTATTCAACCCCTTGCCGTTATTAAAACGAATTGGGAGAATAAACCGTGTACCATGTTGCGCCGCCTTCTCAATCCATTGAGACATAAAATCCCACTTGATTGAATAAGACACCTTTTCAGTACATTTAGCATCAGCCATTAACCGGAAATCAGAATCATAATCTGTTCCAACACCATCAGAAATATCATAAAACTTGGAGCCAGACGAAACAGTGCCCCGCAAACCCAGAGCATCCTGAACATCTGACTCCCATTTTTCCCACGGCTTTAATGCCATTACTTCAATGCAGCCAATCCCGAAAGACTCTTAACAGTACTCTCCAAAAGCGCAACATACTCATTCACCGCATACATTGCCTCTAGAAAATCCGGGTACTCTCCCTGTTCACTCAGATTAACCACAGGCGTGGTAGAAGCAAAAAGATCAATCGCCTCAATCTGTTCAGCCTCTAAATGAATCTTCTCACTGAAAGACTGGTGAAGCTCATCGCGCAATTCCTTCTCTTTAGCCGCCGATTCATCAAGAATCTCCTTTACGGCATCACTCATCTGTGCTTCTTCTTTCTTACCCAATTACTTAAATCCTCCGTTAATAAAAGCCTCATTGAAGCTTGTTGTAATCTTGTTATCTTCTTCACTAAGTTCAGCCTCATTAGTGCCAAAACTAGTTACGCTTGACGTGCCTTTTTCTTTAACCGCGTCAAGAACTTGATCGGAAATCTTCTCGGAAATTTCCGAATTTTCCCGCAAGAAATTACTTACGCCATCGACCGATTGAATCTTCCCATCAGGAAAAAGATCGTGGTAATACCACGCACCTTTACGTTCAATCACACCAGTCATCACAGACAACCGAACAATCTCGGAAAGACGGTCAATGCCGAAACCATACTTCTCAGTGAAAACGTTGTAGAATGGCCACCACGCCACTCGGAAAGGTGCCGCAAGCTGGTTCTTAATCACCTTAGCAATGATTGAATAACCAATCTGAACATCTTCACCGTTGATTTTCTCTACATACTTATCTTTACCCGGTTTCAACTGGATACGCAAAACACAAGCATGTTTCCACTTCTTACCACCGGGCGTAATGAATCGGTTGTAGCCACCCATATCCTCACGCGCCTGGTTAATTCCAACCGTGCACACCTCGTACTTATGGGAGAACACAGACGCTGTAGTAGCAAAGTGGCCAACACCCAGCGTGTTACCACCCATAGCTACTTTTTCCTGCTCACGTGAAGTAGGCGCGCCACCAATACTATCTAACAGAACATAGGAAATAGCCCCGGAAGAGCAAATCTCCCGGTACATAGCGGTAGCCTGCTCAATATCATCCGGCCAAACAATGATAACCCTATTGGCTTTTTCTTCACCAATGAGCATCCGAATCCAATCGGAAGAAAGCTTGTGCTCCAAATCAATAATCGCCGCGCCTCTTTCAGGGAACTTGTCAAGAAAGTTAGACATGGCCAAAATACCTAGAGTGGTCTTGCCTGCACCCTCAGTACCAGCAATTTCAACCACTCGGTTATGTGGGATACCACCCGTACCAATAGCAAAATCAAGAGCCAAGGAACCAGATGGAACATAAATCGACGGCTCCATCTCCGTAGCTGTAGAGATAGCGGTATCGCCATACTTCTTTTGAACAGATCGCTTCAGCTTAGAAAGCTCATCCAAAGTAATTTTCCTTAAATAGTGAAGAAATGATCAGAGAAAGCAAAAGGCTTGTTGTCTTCAGTATACACCGCAATAAGATTGCTTGCTACAACTGAACCTTTATTCAAGATTCGCTGTTGCTTCTTTTCATTGTTAATGAATTTTGCTTTCTTATCACTACGTCGGAACGGATCATTCGGGCTGCAAATAATAGCTGAAATAGCCTTATCACTAACCTTTGTTGGCTCACCACAGAACCGGTAAGTACGTAAGAACAGCTCTTTGATTTTGTTTGCGTAAATTCCCATTGGGTGTGAGATCACAGTCCGCTTATTCGGGGAACCACATCCATCAAAGAACCCTTGACAGAACTCCTCTCTCTGGATAATAGAGCTGTTAATAACCTTGTTCCACTCTTCTTCATCATTGGTTGCGAGTAGAGTAAGCTTGGCAAAATCGTCACTGTTACACTTTGCCCGAACAACATGGTCCTTGTCAGCACGAACACTGAACTCATACCGGTTCTTCCGTAAAAGAGCCTCAATGAACCGCTTGTCTACCATAGGGTATGAGAACACGCCATTAGCAAAAACAGAAAGCTGGCCAAGCATGTATCCGAAAGCGTATGCATCCTGGTAAGCCTCTCCAAAGATTGGAAGCGATGCGGTCTTTGCGTACGTTGCTCCATTATTGGAAACACGTGCTGCCTGAAAATTAGCAATGTTCGGAAGAACCTTGAACTTATTAAGTGTTCCTTCTTTAACCTGGTGACCGTCAGAAACAACAACGTCGTACATTCCTTCAGCACCCAGAATTTTATCACCTGGACTCAACTCGCCAACAGTGATTTTGCTTTTCTTATCATTACGATCAACGTAAACAACTTCATCTTTGTTTAACAGAACATGCTCAAAACTGCTCATTTTTATAATCCAATCTTTCTACTCTTTTTATACAAGCGGAACCACCGTCAAGCTTGGTGGCCAAAACAATCATTGGTTTAGACTCCTCAACAAGAGCTGAGATTCTTGCCCAATCCTTAGCGAAACAAAGCATACTAAAAACTTCATCATCGAAAGTAATATCAATGAAAGCCATTTCATTACCATTACGGTCAATATGCTTCTTCACCAGTGAAGTTTTACCACCGATAATAACATTATTACCCGGCTCAACTTCCTCAAACTCATCCATTGTGGTAATACATGACTCACGAATCATTGGCTCAAACTTAGCCAAAGGGTCACGAGTAATAAAATTACCGGTAAGCTCTAACTCAGTCTGATAAACAACTTCCTCATCCGTAAAATCAGGAACATCCGCGTCCTTGACCTTCTTCATGTCATAATATGTTCTAAGAAGACTGCTCCGATCAGGGTGCAACGAATCAAACGCCCCAACCCTAATCAGCGTGGTGACAACCGTCTTGTTAACTCCCTGCTTTTTGGTCTTATCCAAGAAGTCATCAAGAGAAACATATGGCTGATTCTTAACAATAGCGTCCGTTGCCTTACCACCAACTCCCTTGAGCGACAAGAACCCGTAGTGAATAGTGTTCCCGTCAATGGAAAAGCCAGCTTGTGAAGCATTTACATCCGGTGGAGCAATCTTAATCCCCTTGCGCCTAGCCTCGGACACATAGTTATTATACTTGTCCTTGTCTGTAGTTGCAAGTGCAGTCAAAAACTCAATAAGGTAGTATTTTTTAACCCACAGCTCCCACGCAGCTAAGATAGCATACCCAACCGCATGTGACTTGTTGAACGCATAAATCGCCGTGGTTTCGATGCCACGCCAAATATTCTCCGCATCCAACTGAGGGTTACCAGTCTCCGACAACTCAACAAACTTAGGGTTAGAACAAGCACGCTCAATAAACTCAATTTTGAGCTTCTTCATTTCCTCCATCTTTTGCTTAGAAATGATTTTGCGCACCTTGTCGGCTTCAGTAGGACTGAACCCGGAAATGACCTGAACAGCCTTCATCACTTGTTCCTGATACACGACAATACCCATCGTGTCCCCAACGACTTCATCCATCATGGGGTGATCGGAATGAACCGGCTCAATCCCTTCCCAGCGATCCAAGAACACATCAAGAAGACCAGCACGAACAACACCCGGCCTGTTAACGGAAAACAGAATCGCAAGCTCTTCCACGTTCTTAGGCTTAATCCTGCGACCAACTTTAGTCATTGACGTAGTTTCAGCCTGGAAAATGCCATTCACATCACCGGTTTCAAAGCACTTCCAAACATCCGGGTCATCGAAATACTTGTCATCAAAAGACAAATAATCCAGATCGACACCGTGCCGTTCCAAAATAAGATCATGTGCGACCTGCAAAGTGTCCAGGTGCCTCAATCCAAGAACATCAAGCTTAACAAAGCCTAACTCTTCGACTTCGTCCTTAGTAAAAGCGGAAGAAATACCGCTGTTACCCTTCCTTGTTGGAAGAATACCCAAAAGCGGTTTGTTGGACACAACAACACCAGCCGCATGTGTTCCTGGCTGCCTAATAACCCCGGCCATCTTGTTCATCTTCTCAAACAATTCAGGGTACCGCCGAATAAACGGCTTCAGATCATCACCGGCTTGATCAAGAACTTCCTCCCAGCTCACATCAACTCGCGCAGTGTCAATATCCTTGACCTTGCCAAGAATCTTAGACATCTGGTTAGCCTCTTCAAGTGGAATGCCGTAAGCCCTGCTCAAATCCTTCAGCAAACCTTTAGGCTTACCTGTGCCCAGCGAACCAATGCCACAAATGTGGTCGTGACCATATTTGGTGCCTAGATACTCAACAACTTCACCCCGTCGTGATTTAGGGAAATCCAAATCAATATCTGGGAACCCTTGCCTATCTTCAGAAATAAAACGGCTAAAGATAAGGTCATATTTGATGGGGTCAACCTCGGTAATATCCATCACGTAAGCAACCAGAGAACCACCGGCTGAACCACGGGACGGCCCCATAAGAATATCCGAATCATGCTTGCACCAGCGGGAATAATCAGCAACCACATTAAAATAGCTATGGAACTTCTTGTCAGTAATTGTTTTAATCTCTGATTCTAGACGCTCAAAGTAAAGTTCAGCATCTAATCCACGTTGAACAATTTTACGTTCAAAACCCTCAGAAACAGTATCCAGGAATGTTTTCATTTCGTCACGTTCAGAATCAGAAAGTGACGGCATATGAAGACCAGACTCAATCTCAACGTTACACTGTTCCGCAATCCAAGAAGTATTCTTAATCGCCTCACGGGTAATATCCTCAGAGATACCATGCTTAGACATAAAGTAAATTATGTCCGAATCATCCATCATCCAAGTTGCAGTTTGGCTACCCTCTAAAGCATCCTGATTGTTTTTGGTATTGAACTTCCACAACAGGGCGTGTTCAACCCAATCTTCACGCTGAGTGTAATGGGAGTCATTAACCACAACCAGCGGCACACCATATTGTTTTGCCAACTCAACTTTAGCCTGATTGACCTTAGTCATTTGCTGATTAAGTTCAACGTCCCTGGCTGTTTGCGGCTCAATGAACTGGAACGTGTGTAACTCCATATAGAAGTTTTCACCAAAAACATCCAAGTATTGCGCCATTAACTCATGCTGCCTGCCTTCATCATCCTTGATAATAGAGTCAGCCATGTAAGACAAAAGGCACCCATCAGATGCAAACAAACCATCAGCATACTTCCGCGCACCATCCCAATCCTGCAATGCACGGTAATAAAAGTTGTCGTTATACGCTTCAGTGGTCCATGCCCAAAGATTACTAAGGCCTTTTTTGTTCTTTGCCAAAAGCGTAATATGAGAATTATTCCGGTCTTTTTCTTCACGAACCCGACTCACACTATCAACTAAGTAGCCTTCACAACCAAAAATAGGTTTAATATCATTCTTCCGGCATTCTTTTTGAAGACGAAAATGCCCTCCCACCTCTTGATGGTCTGTCAGCGCCACTGCTTTTTGATTAAGTTTTTTAGCCCTAGATGCAATTGATTCAATTGATGAATAACCGTCCAAGAAAGAATTCTGTGAGTGGACATGAAGCCCAACAAAATCAGACATTAATTCCCCAATAAAAGTAAAACGGGCACTAAGCCTAAACAAAACTCAGTGCCCGAACCAGATTCCTATTATTAATAACCCATCAGCTTACCGCGCAACTCATCAAACTTAAGTTTCGCCTCATCCTGTCCGTTATCTTGCGGCGTGTTCTGTGGCTGTCCTTGGAATCCACCAACATTACCGTTGTTTTGGAAACCAACATTGTTACCATTGCCATGGAAACCACCAACGCTCTGGTTACCCTGTGTCCAACCTGTTCCCTGATTGTTCGCAGTTGGAACGTCCAAGCCCTCACCAGTAACAAGAAGCTTCTTTGCATTCTCGGGGTCTGCAAGGTTTTTCGCAAATTCAAGAAGATCAAAGTCTAGATCATAGTGCGCATCAATTTCTTCCTTAGTGCGGAACCCATCAATCGGGTCCAACGGAACATAAGTGTATCGGGTATTCACGTCGTTGTTGACTCGCTCAATAACAAAATCACGGTCAATAATCGAACCGTAACGCTGGTAGAATGGGATAATTCCATTCCAGAAATTAGTCAAAGACTGCTTAACGAGAACATACTTCTTACGACGACCAGTCTTTGTTACACCATCCTGCTCATATTCGTAATCCTCTTCAACGTCACGAATCTTCAGGATACCCTCGCGCGGGCACTGGTATTCTTCACGCAGGCAAGCCACCGCAATGCCCATAGCACGCGGTTTAGGGTCAACAAAACCAGTGTTTCCAAAACCTTTGACCTTCATACCTGACTTCTTCACCCAGTCTTCACCCGGAAGATCAATGGAAGCCGGAACAATGAAACTACGCAGTTTCGTATCCAAACAAGGAATGAAGTCATACATCTCGCATGAAACGATATCATCGCTTAAAAAGCGCAGAGTTTTCCGGTATTCAAACCCGCCCTCACTTCGGTCATCCTTCCAAGTCAAATACGGAAGAAAGCCACCCCCACTTTGTTTTTCTTGCTGCTTCTTGATCATTTCCGTCATTGCAGCGAAACCAGTTTTCATTTCATAGCCCTTTCAATATTTTTCAGTGTAGTAATCAATCCCAAAATTAAAACGTCAATATCTTTTGGTTTAATATTTGGTACTTCAAAGAATCTATCAGTTTTTGTCAGTTTTTGGTTCACATGGATTACTATTTTGGTTTCAATGTTGCATTCAGAGAACAACTTGATTATCTTACTGTACCATTCTTGTACAAAATAATCAATGTGCTCACGTGAATAATAATACGAGTAGCCGTTCTTTTTGTCAACCCGTATACTTTTCTCAACAAATTGTTGATCATTTTCGTTCCTCTCCCACGGCACTAACATCTTCTCACCCGGCGGTATATGATCATAATAATACCGGTTATCAGTGAGTGTCTTGTAAATAAATTCTAGCTTGTAAAATTCATCTATATCACCTGAAATATCGGGGTGAACCTGCTTAGCCTTGCGCTTGTACGCCTTGTGTATGTCGTCAAAACTAGCTTGAGGAACAACACCTAAATAAGCGTAAAACAAGTTCGGGTCACGAACGCCTTTAGGGTAAACAGCAAGTGCCTTAGAAGTGTGGGGGAAACCTACGCCGTCATAGCGGCCTCTTGTCATCCGGCACTCCACCCTCATCTAAAGACTTAATCTTTTCCTCAATCAAAGTTTCATTGTCTTTCTTAAAGTCTGGTCCCTTTTTGTTTAAAAGGTCTGCCATTTCTTGAAAATCCATCATCCCACTCCGCTAACTTCATAAACGCCGGTTCTGCTTTATCAATAACATTGAGCACTTCTTCCCGCACCCAATAATCACCCATGTCTTTATTTGGTTCCGGCTGAACAACCATCACATTACAGAATCTATGCAACCCACGAACAAGTTTTGTTGTTGCGATAAAACCTGGCTTGTCGGAATCCATATACACAAAAACATGCTTGAAATCCTTCAAAGCATCAATTTGTGCCTGATTAACTTTCGCCCCGAAAGTAGAAACAACATTACTTAAAAGGTCTGTTCCATCAGTAAGGGTTTCAGCCTTAGCTACAGACATGGGGGATTCAACAACAACTACTGTATCACAACCGCGTTGTTTAATCAAATCATAGTTGTAAATAGTCTGTGACTTGGGGAAATCCGGTGAGTTCTTGTACTTCGGTAAGTACATTTTACCGTTCGGTTGTACATCTGGTGGCGTATCCGGCCAATCCTCTGATGGTGGGACTGCCCGCTTTTGCCAACCAACTAGTTTTCCTTCCCAGAAATGCGGGAAAACAATCCTCACTGCTTGGCTGTCATAGCCTATTTGAAGCTTCTTGTGTGCCTCCAAGGATATTCCACGGTCATTCACCATGTAAGGGTGCGCAACCCTCCAATTCCTCAGAATACGCTCATTATACACAGGAATATGCGCGTGGTTTTCCTCGGAATCACCAGACATCAATTTGTCTAGCTCTTTCGTAAAAGCATCAACATCTGTTACAGCATCATCAAGAAACTTTTCAATAACATTTTTTATGGAGTTAAGGTCATCTGTTTGCTCCATTATTTTAATGAACCAAATAATATCCCCGCCACCATAAGAAAAACAAATATAAAGCTTCTTATCAAGATTCATCCGCGCCGATGGATTTTGATCACCATTAGAATGATGCTTGTCAACCGTGTCAATCAAGCAAGAGTGCTGAACCTCTACTTCCCCATTATCTTCAACGACTTCATAATCATTTTTAACACCATAGTATTCCAGAACCTTGCGGGGATTAATCCTCCGCATAAGATCATCATACTCTTTACGCTGAATCTGCTTGTCGAAATAATTACTCATCGTCATTCAATTCCCTGCGAACATCCAGCTTGGAGTAATCATTAAGTGACCATTCCAAAAGCCAAGATTTTTGAGTAGACCTGCGAGAAGCTAGAATATCAATAATCATACTGTCGTTGTTCTTTAAGTCTTTGTTGGAATAAAGGCCATAAACACAGTCTGCCGTCTGCTCAATAGCCGCCGAATAAGCGATGTTACTTACTGAAGCCCTCTTACCTTCCTCAGCAACAGCTGCACGGTTCAACTGAACAGCCAAAAAACACGGTATTTGACCACGATCAGGTGAAGAAATCTCTGACTTAAGATCAAAAATAATTTCAGTATATTGCTTAGTCAGCGAGTCATATTCCTTGACAGAATTCATGAAAGACAACTGGTCAATAAGAATAAAGTCACATCCTAATTGACGGGCACGGCCAACCAAATCGTTAACAGTACGGTCACCACGGTCTGGTTGCTCAACAAAAATATCTCCATATTGTGCCAACTCATCGCGTGAAGCATCCAAGCGTTTCAGCTCATCCAAATCCAGAGTTCTATTTTGCAATCGTGAATAAGAAACCCCGGAATTTAGCGCATCAAAACGATATTCAAACTCAGGAACGCTCATTTCAAGAGTAGCCACATAAGGGGTGAACCCCTTTTTCCTGGCGGCAAGCGCTGAATGAATCAACGTCCACGATTTACCAACCTTAGTATAAGCTGCTACGCAAGCTAACTCGCCCGGCCTAATCCCTTGTGTATGCTTATCAATATCCTCAAACCCAATAGGCGCACCGTCTTGAGGTGTTAAAAGAGCATCAGTGTATCGCTTCTTTCGTTGCTCCATGTTCTCAGCCAAGTTAACCCGACTGGAACGTTCAGCAACGGCATTCTTTAAATCCCACGCCCCATCAAAAAGCAACGACAAGGCATTCTCAGGGTCATCAACGCTTTCACGCGCAACCCCACGCATAAGCCCTTGAACATTATTTGAGATGTGGCGCTTCTTAAGCTGGTCAACCAACCAAGGTGTTGACTCTTCAACATGGTCAAGAACAGAGAAAGTAGGAAACTCCCGCTCAATAACTTGCTTAGTTGGGGCGTTGTCCATCGCCTCACGCTGCCAGTATTTAACGATGAAGTCATAAATACGGCCATGTGTAAGGTCGGTAAAAATCTTTGGCCGAACACCTAAATCCCAGCACCGACTAATCTCGTTTTTGTCGGTAAGCTTTGAAATAATTAGACGTTCTACGTCCATGAATCTTTCTTTCTCTTTCTTAAAAGTCACTACACGATAGGGCGAGTCACATTTTTCTTAATCTCATCAATGTTCCTACGCATAGCAGCTGGCCGGTAATCTGGGTTATCCGCCTTGACCAGAACTTTCGTCTCATTCATCATCGATAGTACACCATGACCGTACCCATGTGCAAGTTCTTCATACTTGATGTTGGTAGTAATGATGGTAACCTTGCCTGCTTGTTCACGCTGCCTAAGCAAATTATCAAACAGAGTCTCAGGGAGATTATTCTTAGTTCTCATCTCCTTGCCCAAATCATCAAGCAAAAGAAAATCAGAATTCACGAACTTATTCTCAAAATACTTCTTTTGGTCATTAGAGTTCCATCCTGAAGTAAATTGCTCAACAGTGTTCGCGAAAGTAGTAGCAAAGCAGCGCCGCCCCATCTTCACAAGTTCTTTGAGGATTAGATTAGCGCACATGGTTTTACCGGCACCGAATGAACCGAAATAGAAAATTCCTATGCCGTAGTCATAGAATTTTTCTTCACCAAAAATATACCGCCTAGACGTTACGTACGCTTCAGCTTCTTTGTTTTCGTAGTCATCCCAGTCAAGGCGCTGGTATTTCAGCCCGATCCCAGCATTGAGGTAATGCTTGCACAGGGCTACCTGCATTTGGCAATCGCATTCTACACGTTCACCACGGAAGAAATAGTACCCTTGTTTTTTGCAAGTGGGGCAATACTTTTTCCAGCCTCTTTCCAATGCAGGATACATTGAGTAAACTCTTGCTGAATCCTTATCAGAAAGATAGCTGTCTCTTACATCGAAAGTCATTACCCATCCAAAAGCGCGTTGTACATTTGATAATTATCACTAATTATATCACGCTCTTTCTTCATTTTAAAAGCCTCAACAAGTAGTTTATCCTGCAACCATGTTCGGGTACTGTGGAAAAAGTCAACATTGTAAATGTACTCCGAATGGGATACTTCCCAGCCTAAGATATACTTAAGTAAAGTCTCAACGGATTCCCCACCCATCCGGGATAGCATTTTCGTTATCTCAGCAATAATTGCTTTTTCTTTCCCACCAGTTGTCACAAGAACATTCGGCAAGCCATAAGCCTCGGCGTGCCTCAACTCAAACCATGAAAGAATCTGTTTCGGGGCCATATCTTTAACCCGAACCCCAAATTGTTTCTCAAACTTATCTTCTTCAAACATTAAATCTCAATCTTTCCTTTAAGCTGACTGTAGTAGTTCCCGGCTTGCTTCAGAACCCGGTACATAACTTGATCGGGCAATGGCTTCTTCTCTTTGTTCCGGCTGGAACGCTTAACCACCCACAAATCAGGCCAAGCATACTCAAAACTGTATGACATCAGTCCAAAACCATTTGGCAGTTTGTCCTTACAGTATTCTACCATATCAATGGGGACTACATAGTAGAAAAAGTCACAATGTTCACGCCAAAGTTTCTGCTTATCAGGATTGTTCACATCATTCAGGAAGTCCTGCTTCGACACCTTAATCTCAAAACAAGTTGTCTTGCCAGTCTTCTCCATGACAAGTGCATCTATTCGTCGAACAGATTCATCCTTGCCAACTCCCCACATTGTTCCGATGCTCACGTGAGGACACACGGCGTTAAATGCTTTTGTGTTGTATTTAAAATAAATTGCCTTGAATATATCAAGTTCGGTTACTTTATTATTTTCTTTCATTTTCTCTGATAAAAATAGTCAAAAACAATTACATAAATTGAAAAGGAAACCACACCCAAATTATATAGCCAGAACGCTTTAGTTCCGTCACCATTAAAACTAAAATGAAATGCCGTGAAAAAGCTAGCTACACTTGTGGCTGCAATCAGCATCAATGGTAAAAGTTTAATTGTTCTCATTATTGCATGACTCCCAGTAAAGATAAAGAAAAACAAGGTCTATGGAAATAATCGCTGTCACGAACGCAAATGCTGATTCATAAAGCCCACAGCATATAATCGACAAACAGAATAGGACCATAAGGAAGAACGGCACAAAAATCCTGTTTTCATCCCAAAAATCTTTGAACTGGTTATTTCCTTGGAGCATTTGTCACACACCACATCAAACTAATGATGCTAACCGTGAATGACAGCAATGAAGCTGATGCTAAAACAAAATCATTCACAACAAGTCCAACGAGAAAAGAAATAAAACAAGCAAAGCAACATAATGTAATAGCAAAACTATACCAACTAAACTTAATCAATTAACTCACCAATAAAAAGAATACATTCAATAAAAATCATAATGAGGATAATTACGATAAAAACCGGGTCATTAAGAACAAAAGCGAATAGTAGTGATACCCCGGAAATAATTACACACAGAGAAACTAAAAACTCAATGATAAAAACTCTCATTACATAATCAAACCTTTATGAAAACTAATAAAACCATCAAGCTTTTTAAGACTAAAAATATTCCCGAACACTTCCCTAGTCCTAGAAGAATACTCTAGAAACCCGAAGCTACTACCATCAAAAGTTAAACTAACCCTTACATCATCAAAAGTTTTGATCATAGTAATACCGGAAGCCCCCGATTCTTCCGGCAAACTCGCTTTAGAAACAAAACCACCAGGTATGTCTCGTTCTATCCTCCATTTCAAAAGAAACGGAGACAACATCACAGGAACGTAGCCAAAACAGCCCCGGCCTTAAGGTGGGAAACAACCTTCTCATCAAGCTTTTCGCCTGACAAAGCCTTACTAATGCTCTTGAAGATGGTAATCTTCACCCCATCCTCAACATTAGTCTGCGACAACACATAGCCATTATCATTGTTAACGATAATTTCCCAACCTTCGCCACCAAAAACCTTATGACCTAACCCAAAGATCGTGTTCTCATAAGTCTTCGGCTTTCCACTAGGGAAAAGTTCTTCAATCATTTTCATTACCCTTACTGATACTTAATTCCTCTTAGTACGAAACGCACTTCATCAATTGATACCGTTTCCTTTGTGTACACACGCAAATCATCCCCGCGTTTGATGAAAAGGTTATCAATCCCAATCACCTTGAACATGTTCTCTGCAAGAAGACTGAAGTCAATTCCGCTTTCGTACAGCTCACATGTTGTCCGCAATACCGGCTTGTCAGCTTCAGTGAATTGGAATTTGCGGTTTCCGGCGGTGTAATAATTTCGTGCGTACACAGGTAGTCTTCTTTCTCTACACTACCACCCGCGTTGGGTGGTAACTTCTTCCTTGTTGTTTTTAAAGTTACCACCCTATAGTGTTTATGTCAAACTACCAGGTCAACCTGATTTTTCAACACAGTATAACCAGTGGAACCAAAGCCACCTTCACCACGCTCATGATCACTAGACGCAAGCTCACTGGCGCGGGTAGCGCCACCAGAGAAAATAGGTACAACCACAAGTTGAGCAATACGGTCATCAGCGCTCAACCACATATCTTCCTTATTGGAAGTATTACGGACCACAAGCTTAACTTCACCTGTGTAGCCGCAATCAATCACTCCAACGCAGTTAGCTAACTGGAATGGGGTTTTAGTGGCCAAGGACGAACGACCGAAAAGCAACCCCACGTACCCTTCCGGGATTTGAACTCGGACACCTGTACCGACCATCTTCTTTTCACCGGGACCGATCTTGATGGTCAAGTGGTCTGGCAGGAACACCTGCAAGTCATATCCAGCATCCGTATTATGCGCCTTCTTCAGACGGTCCACTTCATGCGGAACACGCGCACCCTCAACAATACTCTGATAAATCAAACTACCCACCATGCTTAGGCCCCTTTTGCTCGGAAGTATTCTTTACACCAAAAAGATTCTCATCATTGAAAATAGCCGGGTAAACTTCAGCCAGAATCTTATAAACCTTATGAGCAACAATCTGCATATCAGCATCGGCGTGTTTTGAATCGCGCTTTTGCACAAACTCAAACCACGAACGTAGATTACCAGACACAACAATATTCGTTGCAAAACAGTTAGGCAGCACCGCGCGAGCAGCCTCATGAGCCTTCTTCCGGGGGAACCCCTGCAATTCCAGAGACTCTAGAATGTCTTCATAATTCTCATACGCCTTATCGCACATTTCAGCCAACAAATCAGATTCGGCACTGTCAGTGCTGATAATGGCAGGGACCACTATGCGCGGCGCTTGCTTCACGTACCGCTGTGACTCTTGCGAGAACGAGAAATGACGGTGCCGAACAAGCTCATGGGTCAAAGAGCGCGGAACATCTCTGAAGAATATAGAAACACTCATATGCTCCAAAACACTCATATGGTTTTGGGCAATAATGTTCTTGATGTATTCTTCAGTACCGGCAGTTCCTTCATTCGGCAAATCAAATGAATTGTAGCAAAGTCTTCCAGCAAATTCACCAGCCGAAACTTTATTCTCGGAATCAACTTCAAAGAACCGTTCAGCTTTAGTTTTCTTACCGGAATCCTTAAAGTGTTCTTTCGCCAGTTGGTTTAGTACACCACTATTCGGCTGACTCGCTTGCACGAGGTACAATGACGATACGACCCTGTTTATCAAGATTAAAATCCTCTCCCATTTCTTTTGTAGCCCACTCTATATCACCTTCAAGTAGGGCATAAATATCATCAATCAACATCAAATCCCGGGTGTTTTGCAGATAACCCATGGGAATGAGTTCATGAACCATAACACGCCCCAAGGGCCGCTTCACGCGACGACTAGGATACGGCCTATGAACAAACCAAATAATTTTCCCATCCTTGACAAAACGTACTTCATCATCAAGAACAAGTTCTTCTTTGGTTACTTGCAGTGTTTTTCTGAATTTGTTCCGCAACTCAATCAGAAAATCTGTGGAACTGTCATCAAAATGCATTTTTGACTCCTATCTTTACTTTCGTCAAAAACCATCATCTACCTTAGCATACTTTCACAAAGAAGTAAAATCATTCATTTGAAACCCACCTGTGAAGTGAGTGGGTTAACAATCTTATGAATCTCCTCTGCATAATCATCTACATCATCCATAAACCCGCATGAATCGTTCACAATGAACTCAATGTAGAACCCTAGAGCCTCTACAATCTCAGCTATTTTTGGGAAATTCTCACGCAAGTAATAAACAATCCTACCATAATGCCCGAACCCATCAGCATTTACCTTGATACAGTCGCTAGCATAAATTTTTTCTCTATTATTTTGGACAAAATCTACAAGGTTATCCAGCTCAACATTATAAACAAAAGAAACGTTAAGACTGCTCATGTCAAAAGAATCCCAGTACTTCCCCGCATTCTTTGAGTCTATTTCAATTACAAAATCAGCGTGCTTAAAATAATCTTCATGGGCATAAATCAAGTCTTCAACTGGTGGTTTATTCAGGTAAACATTCCGTGCTAGTTTATCCGCACTGTTTTCTTCACCGCGACTTGGACACTCTGTCTCAAACAAACCACTATGACAAAATGCATTTTCAATGTATTCAATCATTTTAATAAATCCCTACCGTGTGTACTTTGGTTTTGATGCTATTGATAGAATATTTATCAAGAAAATCATACATGAACCTCTTGTCATACATATCCTTGTTAAAAACGCAATCATTCAAACTAATCGGTAGCGATGCGAAAGACCCATCCAAGTAAATAAGCCGGAAATTCTTTTCAATCAAATCAGCATGACCCCTAAGTTTTTCTTCCTGAACCAGGGCGTTACTTATATCCCCGTATTTCTGGATAATCTTTGAAGCACCTTTAGGGCCAATACGCGGAACACCCTTGATATTATCGGAAGAATCCCCACAAATAGACCACACTTCAGGAAGCTTCTCAGGGGGAACCCCATACTCCGAAACAACTTTTGCTGTATTCCAGATTACCGGGTCTACCTTAGCTGAAATTGGCTGAAGAACAGAGACCTTTGGCGAATCAGAAACGAGTTGCCGCATGTCGTGATCACCAGTAATAATTACTTTGGCAATATCTCCCCATGACTTCACTGCCTTTGCGATAAGGTCATCAGCTTCTACGCCATGTTCACGGTAGTGACGAACCCCTGCGATAGACAAGAATTTATCTATCAAGTCAAACTGGTGATAAACCTCTGACGGCTGGTTTTCCCGATTTCCCTTATATGATTCAAGTTCAGCTGTTCTTTCGCGTGATTTACCTGCATCAAAGAACCAAACAAGGTGAGTTGGGTCAATGTGCTTCACAATGTTGATGTGCTGAATAATCGTCCCGAATAAGGCCCCCGTTGGAACACCATCGTTTGATGTGAAGTTATGCTTTTTGAACGCAAAGTGTGCCCGCATTGCGATGTTGTTTCCATCGACAATTGCCAATAGTTTTTCTTTACTCAATCTTCTTTTCCTTCGGAAAAATAAAAAAAAGAACTTAGCGGTAGAAAGAAAGAAAGAGAAAGAAAGAACAACCGCTAAGCTCTTGGTTTATATTATAACTTGTTCTTTCATTGTCTGCAACTTAAAACACTGAAAAGTGATGCAGAACACTAAAAGTTTTTATGAATCACATCATCCACAATAACATCCACAGACTCCGAAAGACTCAAAGGAAGCTCTTTAGCGTTATCAGGAATAATAGATGCGATAAGACCATCAATAAGTTTCTGCTCTTCAACACCGGGGCGTACACCATCTTCCTCGACAGGAATGCTGTAATCAGGACGCTTGAAATACAGGTAACTGTACATCCAATCTTCCTCTTTAAACCCCACAAGCTTGTAGAAGTCAGACAACTCACCCGGTTTCAAATACAACTTAGAGTAAGCCATAAAGTCATAAATAGACCGGTCACACAGAACAATCTCATTATGACCATTCGCAAGCTCAAAATACAAATCACTGATATAGTGAAGCGCACCCAAACTTTGCCGCGTAAAACTACTATTCTTCTTCACACGCTCCAAAGAAGAAATAAGCCGCATACTACTATCCAGCACACCAACCCGGTAACCAAAAACCTTCTCCAAGTCATACTTAACTTTCTTAAGAATAGTGGTTTTACCTACAGAATGTGCACCCGCAATAGCAACGAATTCAGTTTTATTAATCACCGTAGTCCCTAATCAAAACAAACCGCTCCATACACTTAAAAAATCTCTGGTCATCAAATTTGCCAGACCTATACAAATGAAGAAGAATCTCCTGCACTTCATCAAAAGACCAAAACTGCTTAGCCCTCACAAAAGTACCAGAAATATGTGTACCATCTTCATATGCGAAATCATTCTTATTGGTCTTAACCCAAATTTTAGAATAACCCAAAATCTCAGCAAGCCCAACTATATCAATCATCGCTTCAAATCGCGCACCACAAAACGCGGTGAACGCAGCTTACCCGGTTTCAATGCCTGTTTAATCAACTCAATTGACTCAGGATCGGAAGAAACATATTCCATTAAAGCATCCTCATCAAGCTCAAACTCTACATGCTCTGGAATAACTTTCTTCTTGAAAACCTTATCCCGAACCTCTTCAGGAAGAAACTCCGCAAGTTTATCCTCATCAATTGTTGGATTAACTACGCCCGCACCTTCACGACAGAACTTCTTGCCCAACCCATCAACAGCAATGAACCCATTTTCATTCTCAGGTCCATTATCTGTTTCTACACCAGAATCAATAATGTTCTGGTTAATCTTCTCAAAAACCAACTCTTTCACAAGGTCACGGCGTGCCCCAATAAAAGCATTAATCTTCTCATAAGAAAGGTACTCTTCCATGAGCTGGTTTTCATCAAGTGACGAAACATCAAGCGTTCCGTCTGGTAGACGATCAATTTCAGTTCGCATCAAGTCTACGAACTTCTCCATCTCCCCTTGAATCTCAATCAAAGTTTCAACATCGAACTGCTCAATTTTCTCAGCCCAAAACTTCTTATTCTTAGGGGTGCTCTGTTTAGGAACAGACAAGTCTTTTACTGTCTGTACCCCCTGTATTTGCCCTAACTTCTTAACAAGGTTACTCATTGTTGCCTCCCTCCAAACTGTCGATTAACTGTCTCATAAACCGAATCAATAACATCATTCATCGTCGGTTCAAGAATACTCGCGTTAATAAACTTAAGTGAAGTATCAATCTGCTTCTTATCCGGCACTGAGTCAAAACGAATCCGGGAAGAAACACCCGGTTTCACGAAATCCCAATCACCAATCTTGACCGTGCAATCAAGCCGCAATTCAATCTCAAAGCCCTCTACGTGCGCTTTTTGCTTCTTGTTTGCGCTTTCTTTCTCGCTCACGTTTGCGCCTCTCTCTTTCCTTCCTTGCTTCTTCCAGCTTCTTAAGTTTTATGCGCTCCCTAGTTCGTGAAGACTTCAGCTCAACCTTGCAGTGCTTGATTTCTTCATCTGTAGCAAGTGGGTGGAAGATAACTGCATTTAAGAACTTACTGTAGTTATCCAAGCCATTTGAGTTATATGGCTCCTGCGTGAGTAGGATTCCACCCTTGACTACTTCAAGGTCATTAAAACGGACAGCCGATAATGCGCAATCAGCAAACACGGGACAACCCGCGCAAACCTCTGATGGTGTAACCCTGTTCAGAAATTCTGTTGGGGTTTCCTCACCAATCGGCATGTATTGCCGGTAGTCTCCCTCAAAGCACTTAGCTTTCTTCACCCATGATTTTTTAAGTTCGCCGCTTATGACAGCTCACCCCGGAAACGCGCAAGTTCCTCCGTAAGCTGCGAGTTAACAGCCAACAATGTTTTACCGAAAACCCCAAGGGAATCAACGATATCATCCCCAAAATTAGAGTTAAAGCAAGAAGCCAACGTGAACGTATAAATCACATCCAAGTGCTCTTGTTCAGGGTTTTTCTCAACAAACTCGCGCCACTGTATACAGAATTCTTCTTCAAGAATTTCCACGGCATAGTTTGATTCCCCGGCCTTGTAATACTTTTGGTTAGCTTCAAGTTTCTTCTCGCAAGCTTTCCATACTTTCTCAAAAAGTTCCGGTATTTCCTTGCCGAAAGTTTCCGCGAGTTCTTGTTTGGTTTCTTCCCATACTGATGGGTTTTCAATAAAACTAGTCATTTTCTCTTTAAAATCTTAATCAGGGTTGTTCGGTCTTATCTGCATCGTCAAGCTTCAGTAGGTGGAAGATTTGCTCTTTCATCTCTGTGCTGATGTTTGACTCTGGCCTGTCCAAGCCGTTGAATTTCTCTAGAATGTAGCCTGTTACGCCCTGTAGGCTCACGCTGGCTCCTTCTTCGCTGTTGCACTCAAAGAACAGTTTCAGGCGCGCATTTGAGCTTACAATGTAGTATTCTTCACTACCTAGCTCTAGATGCTTCTCTAGATTGATTGAGTAGCCCCGGTCAAACAGAATATCATCAATGATGTCTTCAGCGGCTGTTGCTAGCCGTAAACGGAAACCACTAGCATCATCACTCTCTTCCATGTTGTAGAAGACTAACTCCTCAATAACATTGACCACGTGCGGGTACAATGCCAGGTCTGACTCATCACCAAAGCAGACAGCCGGAACTACATCAATTTTGATTTTCTTTTTCTCAGGTGTCTGATCAACAGCGGCAATCCCGTAAGAACCATCATACCTCTGATACCACGTAGTATATAGTGATTCTACTGGACTGTACTCAGAAAACCATCGCTTTTCCAATTCGGTTTCCGGGTATGTTCTGACTATGATTAGCCGGTCATCCCCTGGGGTGCCTAAGATTTTATGTCTCATTCTTCCAAGCTTTCTTTTCTTGTTGGACTGAGACTAGATTAGCATTTTTGGTTTATTTTGTCAATTTCTGCTGGTCAAGCCCTATAGTGCTTCATGTCACTATGTTCTTTCCCGGATTCGACTTGACAACCATTCACTTAATCGTGTAGGCTGCGACATGGTTCATCTTTATCTACTAGTATATCTTTAATTAGTTATATACATATATAGATATATTTCTTAAAGAATATACTTAAATTGAGAAGTTAACCATGTCGTATCATAGAATACGGCAAAGGGACTTGTCAAGTTATTTCGGGGATTTTCTTTGAGATTCAAGTCACATCAAGAATCTAGTGAATCAAGTTGACAGCACCCTTCGGAATGGTGTATCGTACAACATGGTTAATCTTTAATTTACATCTATATAAATATCTATTAGGTTATATAGTATATATAAAAGATATATAGATAGGGGTGGATTAAGAAGTAACCATGTCGTATCCTAACAGGGGATAAACACCTACGCAAGTCAGTGGATTGGGTTTTATTTCAAAGGTGAATGTGGGTGTTTACCTGGGGTTATGGCAATGATGGGGTAGGTTGCGGCACTCAAAAAGTGTTGCAGGTCACCACAAAACAATGTGAGACGTACACCACATAAGCAAAAGTTGACAAAAACCAACCAATCATGGTATAGTTCTACACAGTAGAAAAGCTTTTATGAGAGAAAGAAAGAAAAATTGCAGCTGCAAAATCGGCATCTGCCGGACAACACACCCATCAGGTCACTAGGCATTGAGCTTAGCCTACTTCAGGCACGCGATATTTTCCTTCTCCACAAAATGATCGACGGCAACAGCAAATATGGAGAATGGCTGTTCAACTGGAAAAACTTTGACCCCTACGATGTTAGTGTGGTCAACAATTCCAGCATCTTCCTGTGCCCGGAAGACTCCATTGCTATCAACAAGTCAGAGTTCTTCAAGAAGAACAACATGACTAAGCACGAAAAGGCCGGTCTGAAGCACCAGAAACTTTTCGTATTCGACCATGACAATGGGCACCGGTATGTTTGCGCTGGTCTTAACGGCAAAACCATCCCCCTCATCGACTTCAACACCAACGATGAAGTTATGGAAGAATTCATTGAACTTTGCTCGTGGGAGATTGGTGACCTTGAGCGTAAGATTCGTCTTTACCGGAATGATGGTCGGCCAAAGTTCAGCAAGAAAGTTCCCTACTGGGAGGTTTGCCGCGATGCTATCCTGGCATGGAAAGACGTAATCAAGCTGGCTTACTGTTTCCGGGATTTCGTTTTGTCCATCCAAACAAACGGTATCGACTATGATGAAGTGCGCGAGTCTCTTCAGATTGATTTTGTCCCCGCTGAATGGGCAAGTGACCCTAAGCGAGTTGAGAAAATCCGCGTCATTGGTGGCGACTTCTTTTGTGGCGCTGAGCAGGTTTGCCAGTCAACGAATGATGTTGCTGAAGTCATGAAGATGCGAGATGCGGTTTTCCACCAATACAAGATGGCCCGCACCATGTACCGATTGACCGGCATTGTACACTTCAAGGAAATTTCCCTGAAGAAATGGGATAGGTTCTGCATCGACAACTGCCTTGTAGAGTTTCTTTCTACTGGTGATGGTGAAGTGGAAGTTGCGCGCCAGCGTGAACTTGTTGAAGCTTACTTGGCAAAAAAAGGTGTTCGGACAAAGAAAGATGAAGCTCGTGCCCGCCACGCTTTGTCCGACAAAACGGCTAAGTGGGCAAAAGTTAATGATGGTTCCGTAGACAATCTTGATGCTATTGAGGCTATTGGTAAGTTCACTCTGAGTTTTGGTGACCTTGTTGGTTCTCTGTCTCATGGCGGAAAAACTACCTTCAAATCCGTTATGGACAGCAAGGTACATGATTCCCTCATTGGGGAGGAAATCTACAGCCAGCATGGCCTACAGCCGCTTTTTTCTGCAAACTTGGAAGCTTTTATGCCCCTTGATAGGCCAACCAACAACGGGCGTTTTTACTGGGAAATCAAAGAAGATGCATGGGATACTTATTGCAAACGACTTAATGAACGCACTGGACTTACTATTGAGTCCAAAACAGGGCGACGTGGAACTACCCGTATGTCTTCCGCAACAATTAGTGGATTCAAGCATGGAATCCAAGAACACAGCGTGGGAGAACAGTTCACTGTTCGTTTTGACGATGCAGGACACGTCTCTGAATGGTGGTCAAAACCAGCCGAAAAAGGCACCGTCATACCCAACACAAGTGTGTTCACCAACGTTGTTAAACGCCTTGAATTCCTTTGCTATGGAGTTCAAAACCAACTTAACAAGCTCAGCGCGTTCGTTGAGCGTATGCGGCGAATCAGTGGTGAAGTCTACGCCGAACCATTCTCGGAAGTCCCAACTGTTTCCTCAGACTTCTCTTCAGGAAAGCAACGGAAGTACGCTGAACTTTTCAACACTAACGAACGGTCGGAAGAACGTAACAAAGCTGACTACGCGGCAATTGTTGAAGATGCACTTGAAAGTCTTGAACAATCCCGTGACGAATCTGGCTGGGAGTCTATCGACACGTTCGGAGGAACTTTCAGGCGTAAAAACATTGATGGCGAATGGTGTTGGGAACACTTCAACCCGATCATTGACAAGTGGTCAAAGTGTGAAGACCCGTTCAGCAAACAGGAAGAACCCGTTAGGGAACCAGAACAGTTCGTCGGGAACCTTATCATGGAAATGTTCGTGGACTGATGTTTACAAAAACAATGATGCGGTTACACCCAACCGTCTAGTTGTTTTTGAGCCTAGCCGGATTAACAACAGCACTCTGATTTGTTCCAGCCTGGATAGCCTGCACCTGAATGATCAATTCTTCCCCCAGTGGAGGTCATATCTTTCTTCCACTGGTTTGGTGAATGAAATGTTCCTGTTGGATAGCTTGTTGGAAGACCTTGTTACTTCCGGGTTTACACCAGTGTTTTTCTCTGAGTGTATTCCGGCTATTTTGGAGCACCTAGAGTTCAAGAAGAAACTAGTTGTTGATGGGTTGTTGCTGCCAGATGGGTTTGAGCTTTTTCCGTACCAGTCTTACGGACTTAGGAAAGCCATTAAAATGGCTGACTCAACCAATATGGAAGCACCACTGTTCTTCTTCAACTTTGGTACCGGAACGGGCAAGTCAATTATTTCAGCAGCCGGTGCGCAAGAGTTGTTCAACCAGGGCAAGATTGATTTATGCGTAGCATTTACTCTGTCTAAGCTAAAGATCAATTTGATGCGCACATTCAATCAGCACACTAGCCTTAATGCAGTGAATGTTGAGGGGCAAAAGAAGCAGCGGCAAAAGAAGTACAAAGGCGAGTTCGATGTTCTTGTGACTAATTACGAGCGATGCCATTTTGACTTTGATGAACTGTCAGAACTTGTTTCTGGTAAGCGTGTTTTGTGGATTATGGACGAATGCCAAAAGGTTATTCATTCAGACCAGAAAGCAACTAATGCTCGCAAGGCAATGGATAAGCTGATTAAAAAGGCTGATTCTATTTGCTGGCCAATGAGCGCTACTGTTGTGAATGATTCTCCCCTGAATTTCAGGGACACTTTTTCTTTGAATGGTAGGCCCCGGAAAAATATTCTGGGAACTAAAAAGGATTTTGAAGATGAATTTCTTGAAAGTAAATTTGAGAAGTCCTTTATCACCAGAAAAGGTTTCCGTTTCAGTACAACAACTTATTCATGGGATAATGATAAGCTAGAGACTATTCCTGAGCGTGTTTCTGACTATACTATGTCTGTTCGTAAAAGGGATAAGCCGGTAGCTTCAATGTTTAAGGATATTGATGTTATTGTTACTCCCATTCAAATGAGTCCTGAAGATCGCTTTATTTATCGTAAGGTTGAAGCGGAAGCAGAACGAATTAAGAATGCTAGTGGTTCTATATCGGTTTGCTTGAAGAATCTACGGTATATTTGTAATACGCCTGAAGTTCTTCAGTTCTCTAATGACGATTTGTCTATTGAATTGTGCAGGGAATACCCGAAATCAATTACATCTAAATACTCTTCTAAATTGGAGGTGTTTTTAGATCAAGTTGAGGCTATTGGCCGGTCAAAAGAAAAAGTAATTGCTTTTACAAAGTTCACTAAATTGACTTTGTTTACTTTGCATAAGTACTTGAAGAAGCGTGGGATTAAACACGTTATTCACTATGGTGCCGGTCAATCTCAATTAGAGTCGCAGAAAGCACAAGATGAATTCAAGAATAATGACGATGTTGTTTTGTTCTTGACTTCAGACGCGGGTGCGCATGGTCTTAACTTCCAGGAAGCGCGCTATGTTATTCATTACGATGTTCCATATAGCTATGATTTGCTTGTTCAGCGTAATGACCGTATTAACCGTGCAGACTCCTACTTAGACGGGCAAACATCGTATTTGTACATTACAGAAGATTCTATTGAGGAAAGAATATGGAAAGAAAACAAACGTAGAAAACGCCTTGCGGAGAAAACACAAGGCGTTAAAGAATACCTGAAAGTAGACAACGACGTAGATTTAGAAGATGCCTTCCTGGCTGGTATCCCATTTGAGGAATTAATCAGCCATTACGGTGCATCACTGTAAATACAACGGGTTAATTGTCATTCCATAAAGGTATTGTTTGTTGGACTTTGCTAGCACAATTACTGTCATTTCATTGATTGGTTCTTGTGCAACAAAGCACCCGTTATCTGGATTCTCCCGCAAGGCTGTTATATCCCGGAAGTCTGTTGCTTCATAGCCTTCAGTTTTTCCGGGTACAACATAGTAATGTAGGTGGGAGACTTCAGAGTAAATATCACTCACCAAAATAGTTTCTTTATCATCACCTTTAGTGATGAATTCCACCCGGTATTCACCGGGTCCAGCATTCGGGGTTGTGAAAGTTTCAGAAGCAAAATCAATCCATTGGCCGGGTTGATCAGGCAAAGTAGTTTCGTAAATAGGCTTAGCGCCACCCTTTTCAAAGAACTTCATGATCATCTTGTTCTTACTCGGGGTTAACTTCATTACTTTTGCCCGCAAGCGAACAGTACAACCGTCTGCGAGGAAATGGTTTGCTTGCCGAATAGCTATTTTTGCTTCACCAGTACCAGCGGCACGAGTAATACGCAGAACTCGCTTACCATCAAAAACACGGTCACCGTCTAGGTTGATGGAAACAAGACCTTCAGGGGAACCCCAATCGGACTTCTCGTCAGTCCATTTTGTTAAGAAGTCAGTCCATGCGGCACCGTCTGGTTGCGTAACTGTGACGTTATAGCTAAGACGGTCATCATAGTCATCATTCCACATCGAATCAGACCGTTGATAGCCAGAGTCCCTAATGTCAAACTTAACGCGCCTGAACGTGGAATTTGTCTTCATCTTAAAGACCGCCATACCGCCAGGTTTAGTAGCCCTGGTTACACCATTGCCCAGTGTTTCCATATTGGTTAGAACCCACGGGGGAGAATTATACACAGGGAAGTCAATGATATCCCTATCTTCATTCGCAGTATATGAAGACATGTAAGGTGTTACTTCCCGGAAGCCAGCAAAGTACGCAATGGCAGCATCACGCTTAACTGTTCTGGTTTCGTACTTATGAACAGAATTAGACTGGAAACGAACACGGTTAGTAGACGCGGCACGCAATTCAGTTACTGTAGATGAATTGGTAATGCCCCGCATAACGTGTGCCGGTACCTTAAGAATTTGACCCGGGAAAACCCAATAGTCAGCACCACGAACCGGAAGCATACCCGGTTTCTGATTAAAATCAAGAGCACCTGGATTAGCATCTGCGATTTCCTGCCAGGGAATCTTTGTGTACGGTTCAATCTTCAGAAGACCATCAGATTTGATCGTAACGTATGATTCATTCCTAGCCAAAACATAAGGGGCTAATTCCTCACGACGGTTAAGAATATTAGACGCTAGTTCAAGACGGGTGCTATTGGAAATAGGGTCTTGCTGTGAAGCGGGGTAAGTGCCAACAGTATTGCCTTTTTGAACATCTAATTTGACTGGTGAATATGTTTTGCCGAAAAGTTTCTGCGCTGCATCAGACCATGATTTTCTACTGAAAATATTAAAGTGGTTAATTCCGTTAATGTTGACGAAATTAAGCAGCCCACCAACGCCTTTACCGATATTCAGCCGGAAACCTTGCAGTGATTCCTGCTCAACAGAAACAGGGAACACCTGATACTTTACTTCAATACCTGGTTCGTAAACAGGGTATGGTTCCGGGGTTAGACCAGTAAGCTCAAACTTCATGTACTTAATGGTGATTGGTTCAGGCAGGTAAATAAAGCCCTTCTCAGCAAAATAGTCTTTCCAAATAGGAACCCACTTCTTTGCTTCATATTCACTAGAACTACGGCCACCAATCGCATACGACTGTTCAGACCAGTTAGCCGCAAACAAAGCATTATCAAGCGATGTATGTTCAACAGTCCCATTGTCTTCAGGAAGAACCGGGTCAGGGGAAACATAAAACGTCGGATTCTTCATGAACAAATCGGAAGTTTGCTGACCAAAGACTTCCTTCTTAATCACCATAGCACTAAGTGAACCAGAAAGATTCTTGATAATAATCTCATTGGTGAAATTAAACTTTTCAGCAACACCCTTAAGGCCGCGCTCGGTAAAACTGACAATACGTTTCGGGGAACGGCTATCATAGCTAACAGCTTTAAATGTTAAATCGGCACCACCATTCTTAGTGTAATTAACACCAAAAACAATATTGAGCGGGGAGTTCTTATCAAAATCCTCTTCAATCAAATACTTTTTGGTGTAGCTAATAGCGAAACCCTGCCACTTAACTTCAAACTCTTTAGTAGCGATAAGATATTTGATAGAGAAGTTAACCGCGTCTTTATCGTTACTGTTTGTTTCAATAAGAGAAATGTCCCTAGACGGGGGATTCTTCGACGAGAAAAGCGGGGTCCACTGAAAACCAAACCACATTGGCTCGGAAGTGAAGTTACCCCAAGAAACAGGAAGAACATACTTAGAATCACCCAATGTCGCATTAAGCGCCTTAGATGTATCCCAGTAGAAATTTTCTTCAGCCGATGGGGTAATAGCGGACTGAGAAATCTTAGTCAAAACTGTAGTTTCATCCGACGAATGATAAAGGTTAAGCAAATTACCCTTGTAAACAGGGTCTAGGTAAACCTTATCAATGGTTTGGGCATTGCCATTTTCATCCCGCAAATCAAGATAAAAGTTAACGACAGCATCAGGGGACGGTTGTGGTGAAGACTTCCAGAAAGTCATTGCGTTATCATCAATGGCTTTTGAAGCGTCCCAGTCTTTCACGTATTTTGTGATCACGTTGCCGTAAACATCAGATTCGTCTTCCAACGGGCGCAAAGCATCATTGCGGTTGAAAACATTCCTCTTAATAAGAATGTTTTTCAGACCAACAGAGTATTTGGTATCGTCTTGCCCCTGGTAAACACGGCTAACCACAAACTGAATCTCTTTAGCAACAATAGGGTAACAGCGAGAAAACCACTTATACCAGCTATTAGCCTCAATGCCGCCATCGACAATAACACTAAGCGGGGTGCGGTTCTGGTTAAGCACCGGCCTACGGTTATTAGACCTGTCAATATAGAAAACTTCTACACGACAAGGACGGCGCAAAATCTCAGTGGAAATAGTGGACACAGACAAGGGAAGCTTGAACTTAATCCGAATAACTTCCTTATGTTTATCCTGAACACTACGGGGCTGAGAAGCCCAGCGACGCTTCAATTCGTCAAGGATAATATTCTGATTAGGCGTGCTTTTATCCCGCCTTTGGTTCACCATTTTCTCAACGAGTTTGCGAACCTCTAGCGGGATATTAAAATCAATATACAAGCCCGGCATTTACTTTTACGCCTCCATTTGTCGGGTTGAAAATAGCCTTAACGAGTTTCTTCCGATCAGAGTTATTCCAACCAGTAGTAACGGTAGAGTCTTTGGACGGTTGCGAGTAAGCGACAGCCAATTCAGGCTTAAACTCAAACCTATCCGCATTAATACCACCAATGGGAAGCCGGTACTGTTGATTATCGGCATGACCGCCCTGTTCAATAACTAATTTCTTAACCTCATTAATATATTCCTGTTGGCTTGCATAAGCAAATGGGTAAGGCCGTCCTTGCGGGGTAATGGCTGGTTCATTCAAAGGTGTTAGACCATATTTACCACCCGGGTAATTATCTGGTGAGTCTGCTTTGTCGTAGTAAATCCACTCAGTGAAGCTAGAAGTATCAGTAACAGATTCATAGTTCTTTTCACGGTAAAACTTTTTGCTATCAGTTGTGGTCATGTATTCAACTGTGTCGATAGGCGAACGGTCACCGCCAGAAACCAGATAGTAATATCCGTATTCCTGAGTAATGTTGAACGCTGCGTAAGGGGCTAATTCAGGGGATTTGCTGAAAAGCCACTTCTCAGTTTCATCCAAGTCAATGGCAAGAAGTTCCGGTGCCGGGATATTCTGCAAAATAGGGCTAGGTGTTACTTCTTTTTGAACCTCAAAGTAAGCAGAGTCAGCAGAGCTAGATGAAATAGAAACAGGTATGCTGGCTGCAATTCCTTTATTATCAACGGTAACAACAGTGTCCCTCGGTGAAATGCGGTCAAGAATTTGCTTCAAAAGCCTACGATGCTTAGGGGAAACCACACTCTTGTGTGGCTTAACCACGAATTCACTACGGGTTGAAACAGGCGCGCGCCCTAAAGCATCTTTGATACCAAAGTTATCCTTGTAGCGCCACACTTCAAAAATATCAGCGGAGGAAGAAGTACACGCCTGCACAGCGGCACGAACACCACGGGGCGTACCACCAAAGGTAGCCGCCTCAAAGAAATCCCTAATGCGAGCACGGTACCACGCATCCTTAATCTTGACTTCATCCCACTGGTCACTTGTGAGCATTTGCCGTTTAGGGTCATAGCTGTATGACTCAGACTCAACACGGGCTAGAACATCAATGCCACCAAAAAGGTAATCAAGGTCGGAAAAGTACATGGTGTCCAAAGCGGCACTGAAGCGAGTCATCAATGCTTCTTTAGACAACATGCCCGCACCAACATCACCACACAGAGCATCAATTATCTTGTAGATAACCGTGCTGGAGTCAGCGGCAAAAACCGTTTCGTCAAAATGGGCTAGCCGTGATTCTGTTGATTTGTTGACGAAAAATGGGAAAGCCGATTTGTTGTCAATCATTAACGGTTAGCCTTCCTGGAGAAAACAACATTGAGCAGAACGGGAATCTGGGAGTCACCAATCTTGAAATCTTCTTCCCACAAGCCAAAACTCTGTGAGCGACTGGTGTTCCTCCAATCAGCAATACCATATTTTGCGGAGTTTTCAGACTGTTTCGTAAGCCAAACATTATCAACACCCGGAACCTGATGGGCAACCATGATAATATCCGAAATTTCAATCCATCCACCAAAACCAACGCCGGAAATGTAAGACCGGATAGCGTTAACAACAGCGTTATTTACCTGTTGAATGGCATAACCACGGTTGTATTCAAGCGACAAGTGAACATCAAGATAACGATAGTCAGCTTGTTTAACCAATACATCTGTAGTGATTTGCTTAGACTGCTTTAGTTGAGCGTTAAGCAATTCGGGAACCCGGTTATACGTGAATTGAAATTCCAGATCAACAAATGAAGCCGGTCCAGTAGGTAGCCATTCAATGCCAAAACGTTCCCGCTCGCTTCCAGCTAGCGGGTCATTTTTAGCACGGACAACAAAGTAATGTGTTCCCTTTTCGTAAACAACATTCTTGATTTGGATTTTATCAGGGAAAGAAACAACCGGGGCTGAACCCAATTGAGTAAAACGGTTAGTTGGAGACGGCGGCGTGTTTGTACCTTCCCGCAAGAATTTCTGGTAGTAAAGTTCATGATTCTGATTAGATGAAAATGTAGTAGAAGCTAAGTATGTTTTCTCTTTAACAAGAACAGGGTCAACACCATTAACGTAAATATCAACCTTGTTTGTTAAACCTTTTTCCGGGTCATTACGTGAAGCAGCTGAAGTGTATTCAAATTCCACATCAACAATTTCACCATTCTTAAGGTCTGCACGGTTAATAGGGGCGAACGTAGGCCGTGTAGAATAAGTGAATTGGTAGTCAGTGTTTTTGGTGAAAAACTTTTCAGTACTTAGGCCAAAGTCTTTGTAAATAAATTCACTATCCGGCCAGACATATTTAACGTCACTTGGAACAAGAATATTAGTGGTATTCTCATTAACAACAACCTGGGTATGGAATTTTTTCGTTGGTCCGTAAATGGCTACCTGTGAGACGTTTTTGTTCTGCAAGCACATTGCACGGTAGAAGTCTTCAGTGCCTGAGATGTTACGCAAGAAAGTAGCCCGAAAACGTGCCCTTAGTTCATCGTCGGTTTCAGGGTCAACACCACCAGTCATGGCAGTAACATTCTGAACACCAACAGCACCTAAAACAGATGTGAGCGTAGAAATAGAACCCGGGGAAACATTACCAATAGTACCAACGATGGTGCATTCAACCGGGATATCAATCTGATATCCACCCTTAAGGATAGTCCCTGGCTGGGTGGTAACAAATGTCAAATCAGTGTTATTGGGGCCTTTTCTCGGAACACTGAACGGAGTGTTTTTCTGAATGCTAATGTCCTGTGCAGCCGGGGTTGACGTAGACACACGAACCACGCCGGTTGCCCTACGGCCCTGTAAACGACCAAAGCCAAAGATGCCAAGAATCTGTTCTAGTTCAGCCCCACCTTTAGTCTCAATATCAAGCAGGGAACCATTGTAGTATTGTGAAACAGTGGCTTCAGAAATGGCCTCTGCGCAAGCGTCAACAATCTTCCGTTCCACTGTGCCAATTTCCATTGACAAGCCAGGTGCGGTAACAGAAAGTTTGTCCCTAATGTTCTTAGAGACTGTATCCGGTGTCTGTGCAACCATTCCTATTTATCCTACACTTACATCTAGTTTTATTTTGCCGTTGGTTCCCTGGTAAGTTTTGAAGTAAATATAAACTTCCAAGTAATCGTAGTACACGTTAGAGCTGATATTTGTTATTTCCGCAAGGATTTCAGCCGGGGAAAACTTAGATGGGTCTTCCCTGAACTTTTTCACCTGAATAGACTGATAATTACGAAGAACCCTGTTAACTTCCGACTCAATCTCATAAACAGTCACATTGGAAATAACACCACCGATGTAATTATCAAGAGTTGAGCCATACTGTGGGTGGAATCTATCAGACTGAAAACGTTCCTTCAACCAAACAGTTAAGTCTTGCGTGAGTTTTTCAGTGCCGTCAACAAGTTTGAAATGGTCACCCTGAATTGCGATGTCACCATTTTCAATTGCGATAGAAAAACTCACTGCTTAACTCCTTTTCTCATAGATTAATACTATCAGGATTTGATTACCGTGGGGTTTTCACCCCGGCCAATGACAGTATCGCCCTCTTTTAATTCAAGCAAAAGACGTTGGTCTTGGAATGGAAGCTTCGCAAAAAGAGCGTTCTGGCCCAATACTTTTTGAACAATCCAGTTTTCACCAACTTTGGGGATACACAGTATGCCAGCAACCATAATTCGTAGGTCAACGTAAATAGTATTTCCAAAACGATTAACACCGGTCGCTTGAAGCGTGTTGGTATCAACTGTTTGGATAATGATTTGTTGAATATCTTCCATTACCTAATGCCCTCAATGATCGCAGATGAACCTTCAGCCGGTGCGGGTGAAGAAATAGTAACGGAAGTATTAAACCCGCCACCCTCATAGCTGAAATTGTGGGATACTTCCTCAACGAAAACAGTTACACCGTGACCAACCAAAGTAACGCGCATACCCGGGAAAAGTTCTGGCATGAAAGTCATTTCAACAACAGTAGAGTACTGTTCAGCCCACTTCTGCATAAACAACTTACACGCCGCAAGAAACTCCATCTCACTTGTAGTAACATTACTTAATGTAGTAGTTAGTGGCCTTAAACCATACCGGGAGAGTGTTTCTTCTTTCGTCGCAAATTCCGGTTTAACCAACGTCGCTGCGACAATCCGGTTAAAAAGCCATTCATTCTCAATAGTAGCGACACCGTGAGTACCAATAAGACCAAGCTCACCAGCAAAACCATCACGCAAAACAGAATCGTTGCCACGAACATAGACGTGAGTAGTGAATGAATTATCCGACGCATTAATCTGAAAATCCTTTAGCTCAATGTCTTCCAGCGCTAGAACAGCCTTGTTGGCATGGTCAATGCCGAAATAATCCGGGTAGAACGCAACAAAATCACCAGACGGGGAAGACTGATAACGCAACAAAGAAGCAGCACAGATAGAAGCAACAGTTTTCACCAAAGGTTCATCGTTGGCCGGTGCACGTTCACCTTCGAGCAACTGGGAGACACCAGAAACATCATTAGCGTATGGGTCAAAGATGTAGTTGAATAGTGACTTGCCAAGCTTGTTCTCAAACTTGACCTGAACACCGCCAGCGCCACCACCGGAACCAGCCGTACCATCAGACGTGCCGTCAACAGAAACAACACCAGACATAGCAATATGAACATGGTTACGGTGCTCAGCCATAGTACCAGCAGTGTAGAGCGCTACACCATCTCCCACATCCCTATCCTCATAGATATTGTGGTCAAAAGGATTATGGATAAGCTGCAACAAGCCCTTGCCAAGGAAGTTGTCCACCCACCATTGGGCCAACGCCTTCATTTCTGGGGTGCCAGCGTCGCCACCATTGGAAATATCAGCCGCCATGCCCTTAGAGTGATAGCCAGAGTCAGTAAAGCGTAGGCCAGATGTATAAGTCATCATAGGGAACTTATACAAAGCGACAGCCGCGATAGAATCAGCAACACTCATACCTTGTGTGTTAGGGGCCTTGCCACCCAACGTACCAATGTAGGCATTCCCGGTAGTTCCTTCCGACGGGGGAGGTGAGGGAGTTTCGGAAATATTATGGTCTTTCTTGGACGGGTCCGCACCATCAAGATTAGAAGCAATACCATTAAAACTATCATTAATGCCATTAACAGCCTTATTAACATTATTGAGTAGCTTTGTGGCCTGTTTCAAACCAGACGGGTGCTTATCACTCTGCTCATTCGGTTTACCAGTGTTTGACTTGCCGGTTTTACCTTTGTTGACAATATTACCACCACCGCCTTTTTGAAGACGTGCAGCAGCCTCACGCATTTGAGGCAAGTATTTCTGGTAGGTACCGTGGTAAGAATACGTGCTCCAAGGGGTCCAAGAGTTACCAGCATCCTGATAAATCTGCCTAGCCATGCGAGTAGAAACAGCAGGATCAAACCAGTCCCCACCATTGCGCTTAGCATCGTGAATGGAGTTAATCTGCCACAATCCACGGTCAACAGTACCATTAGAGTTGGCAGCATTAACAGCCGCCGGGTTGCCCTGTGATTCAGCCATGACAATAGAAGCACCAATGGCGATATCTTCACCAGTCCAACCAGCGGCCTCAACGATTTGCACAATCTCATCAGGAGAATATGCTTGACCGTTAGCTGGTGGGCCAATATCAGTGAACTCGATGCTACTTAAGTCACCGCCGCCCCCTCCACCGGAAGAAGCAGAAATTGTTTCGTTCCAGCCGAACAAGTCCTTGAACTTCTCTACAGCCTCATTATTATCATAATTGGCTATATTTTCGGCAAGAAAGTCAATAAAGCTGGTGGGGATATCCTGAATAAAAATCTGGTTTTCATCCCAGCCACCAACTTCCATGAGAATGCGCTTAAGCATCAAGCCTAAACCAGCATCCGGGGATTCTGCCAAAGACATACTCCCGGAAGTAGCATCAGCCGTAGGTGTGCCAGCATCCTCTAACGCCTGTGCTGTGTCCTGGTCATGCTTTTGCTGGTTCATAATTTCCATTGATGCAGGTAGGCCGGGGTCCCACCACGTATGCACAATGCGCTTCAAAGTGCAAGAAGCAGTGAAGCTAACAACACCCGGGTACAGCTGGAAAATAGGAACCGTATCTAAATACCCACTAAACACCTGAACCCACTGAGTTCTTTTGCAGAAAACAGTGATTTTGTCCATGCGCTTAAACATGTTGTTGTATTTAAGTTCCTTGTTTGCCACAAGGATATTAACACTAGAAGTGGTGTCTAATCGACGGGTAATATTGCCGGAAACAATGTCGCCGGAAATATCATGATCAATACCGTCCGACTGGATAATAACCCTGACTTCAGGTGAGTAAACAAGCGTTGAGTTAGTCATAGCGAAATATATTTTATATTAAAAATTTAGTTTCTTCTAGTTCCATTAGGAAGATTACTTGTGCCGGGAAGATTAGTTGCAGCAGCGGGCAAAACAAAACCCTCATGGACCCTGTTTGTGTAAATCTTGTTCCCATCATAAGTTTGTTGGCTACCAGGGGATAAGAACGGCAAAGAACCATCGTACCCCTCATAAATCTCGCTAAAGTCACCGCCGCTTGATGCGGTCCAAGTTCGGCGTGAAGTAAGAGAGTCAATAAGGATAAACGATATTACAACACGGGGCGCGGTAATGCCCATTTGTTCACCTGTTTGGATACTTTTAACGAACCCAGACCAGTTATCTATGCCACGTTCAGGCCAATTCAATCGCATGGTTTGGGCATCATTACCCAAAGCAATCATGTGGTGCCGTCGAACAAACTCAGCGAACCACTGTAATTCAGCATGATTCCGCATAATAAGGCTGAAGTTAATATCAGTGTGTTCAGTCTTAAAAGGGAAATGTTGCTTACCCATTTTAGTTTGTGCCGAAACAAACTCACCGTCGATGGTGGAATCATAGGCCATTACTTTTGCTTCATAAGCACGGCCACCACAAATAAGCTGAAGAAAAGACACCTACTCGCTCCTATGCTTATTAGACGGCAAGTCAAAATAGTCATAGTTAACAGAGCCTTTAAATACAAGACCCTGTTGTTTTGACCAGCAAATACCACCGAAATCACCATCTACATAAGTAATGGTGTTGATAGGACGGGAAATAGGAACATTAGAAGCAAACATCACAGTGGTCCGAATCTATTAATGATACTGTTAACGGTAAGAATAGTTTTAGTTAAACCAATAAGCTTTTCATTGGTCTGTTGTAGTGTGTTCTTCCAAGGTTGCTGTTTTCCAGTCCAGTCAGTACGGCCACCACCCTTATTGCCCTGCAACTGTTGCTCTTGCTGATTAGGTGAAGATGGTGCGCCGTTGTTGACCTTCTTAGTGCCGGAAGCTAGCAAAGCATCAGGTACCGTGGAATTATTAATTGGGGAACCAGCGTCATCATTTTCGTCTTCAAGGTTCGGGAAGTTATACTTGTTCTGCTCGTAACCAATACCGTTACGCAGTTTATTCAGTTCCGCGCGTACAGTTTCACCAGACAAAACACCAGAAATATCTTCCTGAACTTTCATTTTGATCATGAAAGACTTTTTAACATTATCCCTACTATCAGAAAAAGGAATAGCACTAAGATAAACCTTAAACTCCCAGCCACGTTGAGGAAAACGGAAAATACCAGGACGGCCAGTTTCTTTCTGCTGGTACATGAAATCACGGCAGAATAGAGCTAAACTCTGCAAGTATTTCCACCCGCCAGAACCCCCGTCTGCCTGTATAGTAATGTCACCAATGTACGCGGAAAGAACCTGAACGACACGACCACCGTATGTTTCATCAACATGGGTGTTCAAGTTATAAGTCCAATTGATAGCGTTGGGGTCAAAATTAAGTTTATGTTGAATTGACCCGTGAATAAGTACTGCTTCAGCCATTAACGATCACCAGCTGGGGGATTATTACGTGTAGCGCGTCCATAACCACTATCGGACTGTTCCTGGTTCTGTGTACGGCTATCGAACTTAAGAAGACGCTTCAATTCAGGCGTGGGGCTGATTTTAACATCAACAGACTTATTGCCACCGTCTGCCTTAACACCCTCTTCACGGGCCTTCTTGTCAGCATCCTTCAAGCTCATCTTCTCACCACCATTCACAGAAACCTTATACTTTCCTTCACTAATCTTCTTGTTGAACTCTTCCATATCCATATTGCCGTTGATAATGGAGTTCCAAACAGAGTTGCCTTCTTCATCAAAGAAGTCAAGGTTATTCACGCCGTGCTGGTCGATAAGAGCATCAAGGGCAGCAACATGTGTTTTTGACCGTCCTTTAAATTCGGCATTCTTTGCTTCATTGTAACGGTCAACAGTTCTCTTGTAAGCCTCGCTGAAGTTGCTTGTCCAACTTTCATCACCAGACTTCCAAAACATGCCAAAAGTATCTTTAATGGCCTGTATTGGGGTTTCAATTGACTTGCCGATCATGTCACCAATATCACCAGAACGATCATTAGATTCAACCCCGAACTGCTCCTGTTCAATTTCTTGATCAGCCATCTCAGTAATATTAGCATTGTTCGGATCAAGTGCTTGCTTAAGAAGTTCTGATGCTTGATTGGCAGTCAATTCAATACCTTGTGCAGCCATCATCTGTTGGAACTGCTCTACAGCCTGTTCCGGGGCCGTTTCGTAACGCTTACGGAAACGTTCAGCATTGCTACGGATAAGTGCCCAAAAAGACTCATTCATCTTGCCGGATTCACCCAAAAGCTTGCGAGCCTGATTAGGTGTACGAGCTTTGATGCCTTCCATTTGAGCCATGCGCATAATACCTGCATTGTTAACATTCTGTAGCCCCTCGGAGAACATACCTGCCAATACCGGGTTATCATCAAAAATAGCATTAGCATTCAATGCTTGCTGACTAGCCATTTCACCGGAAACATCATTATCAATCATATTGCCAGTGAGTTTCTTGTACTGCTCTGCACGTTGTTCAGTACTCAAAACAGTACCATCACCAGCAAGACCCTTAATAGTCTCCAAATCACGGGAAAGACTCTGAATACTCTGCCCACCCTCACGAACATTCTTCTCCAAAAGTTCCGTAGAGTCAGCAACAGACAAGTTCATCTTCTTAAGATTCTCTGCCATAAAATCAGTAACAGTATCAAACTCTTTACCAGTGTAGCCGTTCTGAAGTGCAGAGTTAATGATTTGACGGGACTGCTCAGTATTGATGAACGGATTAAGTGCCATCATCCGAATCTGGCTCTCATAGTAAAAACCATCAGCGGCACCGCCACCCTGGATAGAACCCATGTTGCGCATGTCTTGGACTTGCCCACCAATAACGTTGACGGCTTTAACAGCGCCCGCCGCCGCTGTAGCAATGCCACCAGCCATACCTAGCCCAGCCAAAAGGGAACCAGCACCAGCCATGCCACCACCACGGGCAAGCAAAGAACCAACGGCACCCAAACCACTAGACATATCACCCTTGCCGAAAGCACTAGCCAACTGAGTAATCATATCAGCAGAATCAGCGATATTAGCTAGTCTGTTATTGTGGATATCCCACGGGTCATGCTTTTCTTCATGGGTGTAGCCATCCTCACCACGTTTGCCACGAGCAACCGTATAATCCCACTCATTATAGTGAGCATTGCCTGGCATTGCTGTTTTACCCTCAAATTTACGGGCTGTTTCACCAGCATCCGCAAAATGAACATAGTTAGAAGACCCCTCAAAAGAACCCATTTTCTGGTAAGGGGTACTAGTGAAGTTATCGGCATTTTTGTTAGCATTAGCCATGTCATTAAGACGGCTACTAACATCACTTGATGCCCGTGTCATTGCCTCAAAGTTAACACGGGCCTTCTCAGCGTAGGCCGCCATATCGGCAAGGTTTTGAACGTCATCCTTGTCGATGTTAACGTTAACATCTGCAATGATGTCATTCTCATCCTGTGCCATTACATTAAGCCTTCACTACTCTTTTGCTCGCTTAAGCTTGCAATAAATTTATCAAATTCCGCAAAATCATCAGGGGTGACTAGCTTACCTTCGTCTTCCCTGGAGAATTCTAGTTCTTCATCTATTGTTTCTGTCTCAATAAAAATCTGCTTGAAACGTTCCGGGTTATTCAAAGCCAAAGCATTCTTCAACTTGGCCTCTTCAAACTCATAACGTTCAACATCATGAACATGCAGATAAATAAGATGGGCTAGATGCTGGATAACTGTTAAATCGGGAGTGTTAAAACACCCCCGGTCATAAGCTATCTTAATGAAAACTTCCGATAAAGCATCTAGCCGTCTAGTTTTCCCAGCTTTTTAGCCAAGTCAGCAAACTCTTTTTCAACTTCAGCATACTTATCGTAAATAGCCGAAACAACAATAGGGTACATTCCCTGTACCTTCTCTAGTTTCCTGTTGAAAATATAGGACGGGGACTCATCAGCTGACAACGGAACGTAAAGCGGATTACCATTGATAGTGACTACCGATGCTGCAACAATAGCTGACTGATAAGAACGGGCAAAAGAACTGGTATTAAAATGCTCTTTAGTTGCAATACCAACATTCAGTTCATCACGAACAGTAATGGTTTGCAAATTAACCTGGTGTCCAAGAACATCAAAAGTCTTGGAGATTTTGCCGATAGTCAACAAGTCCCGGAAAAGGTCGCGCTCTTCATCTGTGAGTTCAGTGCGCTCTTCCTTTTCAGGCTCTTTGACCGGATTTTCTTCTACCTTAGTAGGTGGCTTTGGCAGATCAAAGTTATCAGTTTCGTCAAAGAACTCAAGTTCTTCCATTTTAATAAAAATCCTATTGTTAGTGAGTATTTTGTGTTAGAAAGTGGGGCGGTAGAAACTAGAAGTGCGCTTAGTTAACTCATGCATCCTTCCTGAATCAAAACCATCAATATCATCATAAACATCATCATAAATGTCGTCAATGAAATCAAGGTAATCATCGTGGCGGTCACGTGAGTTTTCATACTGGTCACCAGCGCGGGTAATGCCAATGGGCATCTTGTATTCTCCTTAAAAGAAAATTAAACTACCGATGTATGAGTGTACATGATGGTTACACGTTTTGGAATTGACATGGTGTCAATCGAAATAGTTTCACCCTCATTGATATCAGTGATCACGCAGTTGTGGTAAACGCGGGAACGCAGAGAACCATTCGGAGTCTTAATAATTTTCTGGCAAGTAATTTCACCCAAAGATAGCTGCCGTTTGAACACATCAAGCAGGTTATTGGTGTTTTCCAAACCCGGAAGACGCGACCAAACAGACGTGTTCCAAATATCATAGAACTCAACCGTCAAAGTTCCAGCACCAACAGCCTGTGGGTAAACAATCTCAATAGGTGTGGCATGGTCAATAGGCTGAATAGGCTCAACATTACCAACAGGACGCGGGGGATTATCCGAAATATTACGGACATAAGCCATAGTTTGGCCCTTAAAAGCGAATACCGTGTAACCGGAACCGCCGATACGAACGTTAGAGACAGTCATTTTAACCTATCACCCTTAGTTGCTTAGAGAACTAGCGGAAATATCACCGCTAGAAGTATTGATCGAATATTTGACAACGATGTAGTTCAAAGGCATACTTGCCTGCCATTCAAACTTGACTTCAACAACATCCGGGGTTGCCTGAAGCTGTCGGACCTGAAGACCTTGGAAGTCACGAATAACACCATCACGCACAAGTGATTCAAGCGCGGCGTTAGCGGAAGCCTTGATATTGACAAGAGTAAGATCATTGATCATCGTGCCCACAAGACCATCAGAATCCAAGTAAGCACGAACTCGGAAAATCATGGAGTCTTCTTGGCCAACAACAGACCATTCACGTTGAAGAACCGAACCAACTTTAGTGGTCACACCGTGACGAACACGCAGCTCATTACGACGGGTCTTTTCAAGAACGCAAACACCGTTCTGTGATAGAGTGGTCTTTTCCCCGTCATGAACACCCTGAACAAGATCACTGAAACCAACAATCTGCTTGCGGGTTAGCGGGTCAGCGGGAGAGCGAGAAACAGAAACACCGGCCAAAGCAGCGGCCAAGAACTGTCCACCAATAACAATTTCCTTGTTCAACTCAGAGACAAAGAATTTAATTGCAGCCGGGGCGACAAGAATCACGCGAGAAGACGAGAAAGACTGTGCATCCGCAATAAGCTGTTGAGTAGAAACCGGTGTTGTGGAACCATCACGTCCAACAATTGCGCGGCGCTCATAGTTGTTTTGGCTCTGAACCTTCACGTGAGCAAGCACGCTTTGTTGGATTTGCTGCATACCAGTAGCTGGCACGACCACGCTGATATCTGGGTCACCTTCCAACTTAGCCAGTGCATTTTCGTAGTCAGCGAGTTTAGGTGCTTTCGGGTCTGCTGAATCAATAGCAACGCAAACAACGCGGGAAGCACCATTAGAGAACGCAAAACGAGCAGCTAGTGTAAGCTCGGACTGAATTTCTCCCTTGTCATTAAAGGGAGTGCCGTAGTAGTCCTGAACATCAGAGTAGGTGTAGAACGCGCGGGGCTGGAAAATCTCATCACTTACATAGGTGTAGGAAACAGAAACCGTGTCCCCTTCCTTAATTGCGCCTTCCTTTACGCGCTTAATTGCGTAGGAATCGTCACGAGTCCCGGGCGCGTTATCATCACCATGTTTAGTGTTGACAACAACATAATCAGACTCAGGAACAAAAAGCTCACCAGTGATCGCGTTAGCAACCTTAATGGATTCCTTCTTGATTCCTTTTTGTCGGAAATCAACAGTAACCACTGGTTCCGGTTCAGTTCCCGGGGGAATAATTTGATCAGTGGGGATTTTTACGCTTTCAACGTCGTTTTGAGACCCCAAACTAAGACCAAAAATACCAACCGCTGTGGGGGTGGGTGTTTGAACTGAAATTTGTGGTCCAGGGATTGACTCGGTATACACACCAGGTGATTGATACCGGTTAAAATCCAAAGCCATTTTTGTTTTCTCCTAACAATATTCTCTAGTTATTAAACCCATGTCCCCGGGGGAACACTATTTTTGGTGAAAATATTATGAATAGCCTTAATGTCAATTCGGCGTAGACGATAACCTTCACCCGGTGTGTAAACAGTCTGGAACTCACCCTGCAAATCAAAAGAATAAGTGTCCTCATACGTCATTTGATTAGGGTCAAAAGGTGTTCCGGGTATCGCTGTTTGCCCGCCGGGGTGTAATTTCCCTGAAGAAAGAGTCATGGAAACATATTCAGACTCGGAAAGTTCTTGTAAGAAGTTGTATTCCGGGTCATCGTAAATAGATTCAGAACCGGGAATGTTCGCAAACGCAAAAATACTGATGAACTTATCCGCAATCCGGTCACGCTCTAGAGAAGACAACGCAATAACCGTCACAGTGACAGTGCCCTCATACATCCACTGTTTAAGAACAGCGTTCCTGCCTTCATACTCTATTTTTTCTTGGTGGCCTACACCTTGGTCCTGCAAGTTGCTGAACGAGAATTGAACCCAGATGCAAGGGTAGTTGGCCTTCTCATACGGGTAATCAATATCGATGGTTAGAGTGTCATCAGATAAAGATGTAGCAGAATTAGTCAATGCTTTCCGCAAAGAAGAAACAATAGTTCGTTTAACTGATTCAATGAAACCACCCTCAGAGTTTTCAAGTGGTTGATTAATGTGATGTGTCACAAGCCCTTCATCCTCTTCATAATTTCTCTACGGATATATCCGCCTTCCTCTAACCTAGCCCTAGACAAAGCAGGATTCAAGAAATTTTTAGGCTCCAAACCAGGGTGCCGCCACTTTTGATTACGCCACACATTCTTGTAACCCCGTCCATTCTCCCGGGGGATACGAACAAAACCGGGTTTGCCAACATCTTTTGCAGTAACAACGCGATCACCAATAGGAACCTTTTTACCTTCAAGACTAGTCATCAAGAATGGCTTGAAACCGCGGTCTTGGAATTTGATATATTCGTAGCCTTCATTGGTCGCTATTCCATACTTACCGTCATCAAAATACGGGCGTATACCATTCCGAACAGTATTAGGGGACCACCCGCGCCTAGCCATATCATTTTGAGCGTGTTTAACAGCCCTACTAGCTATTCTTTTTGTAAATTCTTTTGGCAGAGTAATTTTAATCTTATCACTCACTTGTAACTAACATCCTTGAACTGAGTAGTTAAAAATGGGTACTTATACATTGGGTGCTTTTCATCAAGGCGTGTAACAGTTGTTGCTTGCCCAACAACATCATAATAAGCCTGCGAGTAACGCTGGCCAGTCCTTAAACTTTCGCGCTTAACTTTATCAGTGATATAAACACCTTCAACGTTCAATGGGGTTTTGTCATCCCAATAAGACACACGAACAATGTAATCATTTGAGTTAATGAATGGCTTCCCTTCCAGTTGGACCTTGCGGCGGTCTTTTGTGTAGAAACCATTCTTTTTCGACTGGTAGTCATCGTCATATTCAGTGTCAGTGAATATTCCCCAACACCGTTTTATATCCCGAAAATCACGGTAAGTAGTGGCATAACAGTTAATGCAACCCTCATACGATGGTTTTTCTTTGTAGATATCATCGTAACAGTCGCAACGTTCTTCACCTTCACCGTCATCGCCGGGGTGATACGCGGCAAAAACAAGAATTTGCTCACCATTACTGGTGAGAGAATCCCTAACAGATTGACGAGCAAGCTTTACCGCATACGGTTCCGGGTACTCAAAACGAGACACTTAAACACCCCTGTAGTAAGTAGAAGAAACAGACGGGAATGCCGGGTAGAAACGCATTGAACGCTGCATGGCAGTATGCATACCGGGAATGTACTGCATGGAACTTCCACCACCAAAAATACCACCAGAAACAATAAGGGAACCGCAAGAAAGATTCATAATGTCACGCTTCATAAACATGATAGCACTCTTAAGGTTATCCTCTTCTTCTTTAAGGATTTGCCTCCAACGGCCGTAATAATCACGACGGTCTGTGTATGTTGTTTCCATGTTCTTAAATTCTGGAATTTCAGCATACGAGCGCATAAGGTGCCGAATAACCTCTAAATAGGTTGCTAGCTGCAAGACACCCATGTATTTTTCAGGGAAACGACCGGAACCGGAACCAGTAGACCCAATGAAATAATTAGTCATAGGCATATAGGCCGTATTGATACGATTAAGTGCAAACCGGCTCAGTTGTGCGATTCTTTCCAGGGAAAAATTAGACTGGAAAACCTCTGTTAAGAACGCGCCACCTTCAGCGGAATCAAACATATCCGCAAAAAGCATAGAAACAGATTCAACCATTTCGCGTTCTGATTCAGACATGGAGTCATATGTAGGCATAGGGTCACGAACAATGACCTTATGTTCAACTACAACATCAACATCGTCTACTTCATACTCCCAGACTACTTTTACTTCCTGTTTAACGGAAATAATTTCTTGCGGGAGTATAAATGAGTATTCGCCGGTATTACCATGGTTGAAAGTGTCAATGCTGGTTTGCTTTTTGCCGTATATGATGGTGGCAATGATTTGATTGGAATCAACCGGGTTGCCCATTTTGTCTGTAATGACAAGGCCAACTACCCCGGAATGCCCAACTGAGACCTGTTGAGCCATTGGAGTGTAGCGGTAAATTTTAGGGCTACGGCTATCAGGTTCAGGATAGTTAACACCTTCACCAATTGGGATATTCGGGGTAGTCACAGGTATTCCTTAAGGGTGTCGATAAGCTACAGTAAGTTGGGAACCAAAATTCTCATGACGGCCAAACGAATGCTGATTCTTCACAAGGTCATCATCATGGCGGGCACGAATAGAAACCCGGTCCCCTTTATTAAGGAAGAATATCCCGCTGGTTTCAACAGATTGAGGGGCCTGCCAAATACGCGGGGTATTATCCGCGCGCCGTGAATATGTTCCATCCTGCCTTTGCCCATTGATGTAAATCTCGGACATGATGTTGTACGACCATCCAAGGGGAAGTGAGAAAACAACCATAGCCTGAATATCGTAGTATCCTTTTTCGGGGATAACTACTTCAGTGCGGTTGTCGTTTCGGAACATGCGGAATTTGTTGATTCCGACCCTATCCCATTCCATGAATGAACCGGCGTGCCGAACAACTTGGCCTGAATCCTGATACAATTTGCAGATAGGTGTTTCTCCCCACGGCAACAAAGACCAATAAGGTTCAGTAGCATTAACAACCCTGATTCGGAAAATACCCGTATCAGTTTCATAAGCAATAAGACCCTTGCGGGGCGCTTGCGGCAATTTATCGCTAGTTGTTACCACAATGGGTGCGTTCAACAAATCACCATAGTTATGGGTGTGGTTTCCCGGAGCAGCCTGAGTCTTACCAAACCCTAGAGTATGGTGAATAGACGTGGCCGACTTGTCAGTATCCACATCTTCATGAGTATTAATTTGCTTTAGTTTATTAGTCACATTGCCGTGAACATCAGGCTTGCCTGAATGATCATGCGCAACCGTGGCCGAATAAGTCTCCAAAGCAACAACTGCATCACCTAAATCCCGGTGATGTTCAACATGGTTACGAGTTCCAGTGCCCGCCGAACTCAAAGGGGTTTCAGACGGGGAAGATGGCTCATTGAATTCATCCCTAGAATCGGGGTAGTTAGTGGGCATCAGTTAATTAACCTCGCTCGGCAAGAGCTTTAGCAATAGCATCATCAACATATTTCTTGGTTGCAGCCTGATTATCCTCAGTCGGAGCAGTGATCATGAGCTTGCCATCCGGGGTAAAAGCAGCCACAACATTGGTATCCAAAAGAATCTGCAACGGAGCAGCCTTTTGACCATTAGGAGACTTAATAGACACAGCGGGACGGTTAGCCGGGGCATTAGTAGAGAAGTTAGCCTGTCCACCGGAAGCACCCAAAGCACCCGCCATAAAAAGACCCTCAACACGGGTAGGAGCCTTTAGGGAAACAGTAGCACCAGCAGTGTGCGAGTTAATAGCATCAGTCTTAACCAAAGCAGTAGTAACGCTGGTTGCAGCGGTTAGTTCAGCGGGGATAGTAGCCTCACCAGCACCACCAGCGGGGCCAGCCGGACCAGCGGGGCCAGCCGGGCCA